CTGTTACCAAATCTATGTAGTCGCCAAATGACTCATCGATATAGTTAGAGCAAAGGTAACAGATGAATTTTTGAAAATGCAAAATATAGTCAATATCTTAATTATGTTTGGGGGGGATCAAAATATATTTCATACCAAGAGGATTGATCCAACAAAAGTTTTTCATTTGTAATTTCGGTATAATCATCTGTTACTCATCTGAGAGCATATCGGCGAAGTCAATGGTGACCCCACAGATCTGTTACTATCAATATTGGCCAATATGATCATCTGTTACCTTCGCCGTGGGCTCACCATTCCACTTCTAGACAAAAAAATATATATCGATTGAATAATTATGCTAAGTACTTATCACACCAACTCTTGATCGTATTGGTGGTAATAATATAACATCGGCCTTTCTTATGTTTGATTAGAATCGATTTCCATCCATGTAGATTTAAAAATCGCCCGAATGCAACCTTAGAGAGAGGGTTCGTGGTAGATGATACATACTGATTATATAAATTATTTACTAGTACCTTATCATCAGTAGGTAGTTGCAATTGACTCACAAAGAGATACACTGGATCTTGGCGCTTGTCAGTTTCAACAGTTGCGATTATCTTATTTTGACGAGTGGTTACTGCACGATTACTCACCCAGGTAGCAAATTGCTCTGGAAATCTCTCCTTGGCAATCTTTTGAATTGGTGCCCATTTGCAGTTAAGGAGCTTCTTACTAAAGCCATAGCCATATGCTTTACGATGGATATCCATTAATAGATTACATTCACGAATTTCATCCCAATCGCCATATGCTTTGGTAAAAACTTCTCGCAATATAAATATACGATCAAGGTCAGTGAATGTCTCATGGTTCTTAAATGCAAATATTAACATCGTATAGATAGTATTCTCCTTATCAGGACGAACCGTGAGAGAAGTAGCATCAAACATGCTAGCTAATCGATAATACTTATTCGCCCTTAGGTCATTCATTTCGCTCTCAGAATGTTCATTCTTTTGATTTTGCACTGAGGATGGAAACGAAGTGATTGTATCATCATCCTCGGAATCAGAAAATGCCTCACCCATAGCTTTAGCTTCAGCTTTACACTCTAGTTCATACTGTTCGCGTTCTTTCGCTTGCCTTAGCTCTTTCTTAGCAATTTGAATAGCTTCAGCTTTACATTGTTGGTCATATCGTTCTATCGATTTAGCTTTGGCCAACTTTGCTGCTTCTTGAGCTTCCTCAGCCTTAGCTTTCATTTCGTCGATTTCAAGCTCTCGTTGAACTTTAATCGCTTCAAATATGGCCTTTTCACTATTACAAATCGCACTTGCAGTTGATTGGTTAGTGTATTCAATCAACAACTCAAATGGTTTATCATGCTCCGACTCATACCCTCCCATTAATAGAACTTCTGATTCTGAGTCAGATACAGGGTCTAAAGTATGATCGAATTTGATCGTACTTTTCGTACGGTACTTTAGTTGCATCTGCAGTTGTTCGATTTCATTATTAAGGAGATCTCGAGCCTTACACTTGTGGCGCAAATCAGATTCAATTTGAATGATTTCAGCTTGCAATACTTTCGGATCCATTTGTTGCACCGATTTGATCATAGCCGATTCAAAATCAGAATCATCTTCAGTATCGTATGTTTCTATTATTAGTTCATCTGAATCTGAACTATCTATATCATTATATAAAGATTCACTCATAACTCTTCCTTGGTCGGGCGGTTACGAACTGACTCTTTTTTTGCATTTATATAGATACGGTCTTGTATCAGATTCAACTAAATCAAATCTCGTTTTAACTTGATATTACAAATAGTAATATACACAAGTATGGGCAATGAGAAAGTAATATCATCGGCACTCAAGTGCTTCTACAAAAACCGAGCGAATGCTTATCCTTGCCCAGACTGTGGTAGAATTATAAACAAATCTACAGTTAAGCGCCATAGTAAAACCATTTTTCACACACAGGCGGCAGCGATTAAAGCCTTAGAAGCTCAGGTTACTAAAGTCGCTGAGGAGCAGCCAGTGCAAGTTACTTAACAAAAAAAGTAACCGCATGAGTACTCTCACTGGAGATACTCTTCGAGGGTCCTTCCGGCATCCAAATGTTTTTGAACGCGCTCGGGGTGCCAAAGTGCTTCGATTAACTCCGAGTGAATCTCCGTGCGAGATTCACTCATTTTTTTGTAATCGATTTCGAATATGCCTGGATTCATGGATAGACCACTCCATTCGATCATATCCATATTCAGCTTGATTTGTTCGATAGCCGCCGGATTGGCACTCACCGCACTCCAATCAACTGGAAACTTGATTTGATCTAGACCCGTGAAGTCAAGTAGATCTACATCCATGAGGTCAAATAGATCTACTTCCGTGAAGTCAAGTAGATGTAGTGCTGCTGGATTGGTTGACAATTGTACCCAATCAACTTTGCCAGGGTGAGCTTCTATCAAATGAATGGCTGCCGGATTGCGCGATAAATGCCACCAGTGTTTGTGGTCCAAATCATGTTCGATCAGCTTAAGTACCTCTGGATTAGTATTGGCGGCAATTTGTGGACTGCCCGGCACCTTGTCTAGATTAGCTTTGATCAAGTGTAAGGCATTTGGATTCTCTACCAACCAAGGCCAACGAATCATATCTGGATGTGATTCCAGCAAGTGTATCGCATTCGCATTCCGCGATACACTCTCCCAGAAGATTCGCATAGGATATAACGACTTGCCCGCCGCTGAGTTCCAGCCGATATAAGATTCAATCAAGTGTATCGCATTTGGATTCTCCCCCAAGAGTCGCCAATCAACGCGCTCCGGGTTCAATATTTCACCCGTTACTGAGTTCCAGCCAATCCTAGATTCAATCAATTGAATCGCATTTGGATTAACGGTCAGCCACTCATAGTCCAACCGATTTGGGTTGATCCAGTCTTTCAGTTTCATGGGTAGCATATCTGTGTGGGGTATACTATTCAAAAAAAGAATCAATTTTTGCATTCACTGGAGATACTCTTCGAGGCTCATTCCGGCGTCCAGGTGCTTTTGAATCCTTTCTGGACTCCAGAGTACCTCCGTTAGCTCCTTATGAAGCTCTGTGCGATCAATTCGTGGCTCAAATATGTTTGGATTGGCTGAGATCCAGTAGCGCAAATGATGTTGGATATTAGCCCCAAGATTCGCTTTGATCAAGTCGACTGCGCTGGGATTGGTTAAGAGATGCATCCATTGCGTACGACGTAAGTGAGTTTCAATCAGATGAATGGCATTCGGGTTGAATGCTATCCATAGCCAATCGATTCGATCTGGATGCTGGAGGGTCTTACTAATTGGGTCCCACCCTGCTCGAGCCTCAACCAAATGAACTGCATTTGGGTTGCGTACGATATGCGTCCAGTCAAGGTTGATCATATGGCTAATCGTTTTGTGCTCTGGGTTCCATCCAATTTTGGATTCGATGAGATGGATGGCATTTGGATTCTGCGATAAGTAGTACCATTGAATCTTGGTCGGGCTACCAATGAATCGATACGTTGGATTCCAATCAATGTATGCTTCGATCAAATGGATTGCATTTGGATTGAGGCACAGCCAATTCCATTGAATCTTATCTGGGTTAGTCTCTAGTAAATGGAGTGCGCCTGGGTTGCGAGATAGTTGGGCCCAATTAATTTTGTCCGGATTCGCCTCTAGTAAGGGTATGGCACTCGGGTTACTAGATAGCTGTCCCCAATTGATTTTGTCTGGGTTGGCCTCTAGTAAACTCATTGCATTTGGGTTACTAGATAGAGCCATCCAATCAATTAGATGCGGATTAGCCGTCAGATATTGAATAGCATTTGGATTCTTGGAGAGCAATCTAGGACTAAGCCACTCAGGGTTCACCCAGTGCTTCAGTTGGTAGGTCATCTGGCTCGTCGGTTAATTGCTCGGGTATATTAGTTGATTAGTTGTTCAATTTTTTGACGACCGGATACACTCGGGAATCTAGGAAGAGAGGTATGTTACCAAACATTTCGTTGAAGAATCCCCCTGCCTGTAGTCCTATATATAGACCACCAAACCCACCCGCCATAAGTAATGTACGTACCGTCGCAGACCGAATAGTCCCCCCATGCTTCGTATGAATATTCATTGTCGGAATAGCAGTTAGCACACTAAATGCGAAGAGTTCTAGTAGATACTGCCATCGATTTGCCTTTAGATTTTTGAAGCCACCTACCCGCCAACAGATGGGTATCATTGCGAGTGCAACTATAGCTACGATTGATCCAGTTATCCCAGTAGTAATTTGTATATTCTTTGCAGTTTCTGCTCGTTGCGCCTTCTGAGCGTCTGTCAGTGTAGATTCATTTACCGGCATTTGCCCGTACAATCCACTAAGCTCCATCAGTAAATGGATAACAAAGAAGAGCAAAAACGTTACTAGTGCTGCATTTAGGATAGTAGATACACTAGCGAATCGAGACCCAGCAATAATTGCTGATGCAAGTGCAGCAGTACCACCAACTAGCGCTCCACTATCTAGAAACGCCCTCGGGTTGGTTGAGATGAACTCAACATTTTTATTAGTAAATGCAAATATTAGTAGGGTGATCAGTAGGATAAACTTAGATATAAGCAGTGCTTGGTCAAACAACACCTTAGGATCCTTCTTGGTGATATGCTTATTGTACAGCCGACTAAACGTTGTAGCCGGAGGTGCTGATGTAGTAACCGAACGAGCGGTCGGGAAGGTGCTCATACGATCTGTCGTAGCCGTATCGGCGCTAGCTGTCGAGAAGGTGCTCATGCGATCTGTCGTAGCCGTATCGGTGCGAGCTGTCGGGAAGGTGCTCATGCGATCTGTCGTAGCCGTATCGGTGCGAGCTGTCGGGAAGTTGCTCATACGATCTGTTGTAGCCGTAGCGATACGAGTTGTAGGAAATGTAGTTGTACGATCTGTCATAGCCGTGCGAGTTGTGGGAAAGGTGGCCGTACGATCGGACGTAGCAGTAGCCGTGCGAGTTGTAGGAAAGGTGGTCGGACGATCGGACGTAGCAGTAGCTGTGCGAGTTGTGGGAAAGGTGGCCGCACGATCGGACGTAGCAGTAGCTGTGCGAGTTGTGGGAAAGGTGGCCGCACGATCGTTCGAAGTGGTGGGTGATTCAAAATCTCCGTACTCCACCGGGTCATCTAATCCAATTGTAGATTGGTATGCATCAAACTCTAGAGGAGTCGGCTGAGACTCGATATAGTTATCCTGGATATCTATATCAGCCATAGTATTATCAGGCAGCGTAAAAATATCGGCAGTCTCGGAGTCCATGGCTGATAGTATATTGAGCGAACCAAAAAAAGTTACTCGGTGTGATTATTGTTTCGATATCAATCGAACGGCTGCAATCAATGCGATTACTCGTTTGTACAATTCACGCAGCTCAGTGAGCTGGCTCAGAATCGGATTTTTTTGTACGAGCTCTTGTAGCAGAGTATGCCCATCGATGCAGGGTGCAGTAATTCCGAATATATTATTGTACTGTTGGGCGATCATATGCGGATCGAACGGATCGCAATAGTTGCGATTGATCAATATGATATTGATTAGCTGGCCCAGAGATCGATCCAAATATTGCGGCTGAGTATGCTTCAATATGTGAAGGTACTTGAATCGTAGAGCATCCACACTCATGCATTTGAATATGTATTGGAACGAATCTACCACACCAGTGCGATCTATAAGAGCCGGATGCTCCCTCAATGAGATCAAGTCCCTTGAGCACTTGGCGCCTCCTCGAATCATTAGTAGTACTAGCTCGGCCAGAGTATAAAATGTATCATCTATCTCATCATACTCATGATAGGCCTCTAGACTCAACAGTAAATCATCCAAAATGGTGCGCGCTGAGCCCCGCATGTCTCCGGATTGCTCTACGTTGTATATACAATTAACCCCAAATTCGCACTCAATAGTCGAATAGATTATCTCTATAGGGGTCTGATTGGCAATCATTGATGTGATAGAAGTCAGATGCCCCCGGAGAGCTTTGCTCTCTATCCATGCAGATGAATCTGTAACAGCACTCAGTACCATTAGTCTATAGTGATCGGAAGTACCTATATAGGTAAGGGCTGCATCTAGATAAAAAAACAATCGGAGGTAGGTGTTGATACCTAGTATCTTGAGAGACTAAAGGCTTGCGCGATCGCCATAGAGACTGACCACGATGATGGATCCGCGGAGAGTCGCATCAAAAGGATACGCGGATATGCGCGCCAGAATTGCAAGGATCATCACAGCCGATCCGATACCAAACCAAGGGTTGACAAGCAGAGACAGGATCATGAATCCGATCAATATGATGACAATCGCGGTCAGGACGTGGTCCTTTTCGCCATCGCAGAGAACCTCCTCAAGGACAGGGATGGGTGTTTGCACATCGCTGAACGAGTGTGTGGTCTCTTCGATGATGATGCTCAAGTTATCGGTAGGGCTGCTCAAGTTAGCGGTAGGGCTGCTCATGGTTGTCGATGGTTGTAGGGTATTATACATGAATATTATCAATTTTGGATAGCTTGGAGAGCCCCCGAGGCTTCTTCGAAACTCTCAAGCTTTGTGTTCTTTTGGATAGCTCCAGGGTACTTAGATCGATCAAAAAAACAGTACCGCGATGGGCGATGTGCTTCAAAGCATTCCGGAATCTTTGATCCTTGATCTATGCATCGATATGTATTCGTTGGTCCATTGGTTTGCAGCTTAGATGTCCGTGTAGCGCGCATAGGGGATCGCGATCGGGGCACTGCGACCAAATGGAGTGTTAGCGACAAGAGGAGACTCCTCGGAGAGCACCGGAATCGCTTGCGTGTAGCACGGCTCGCGCGTGTTGTCGAAGCAGTTCCAGATCGTAAAGTAGATCAGATCAACATTCGCCAGAGCAAACATCCAGAGTTGGTTGAATGCAACCGCTGGCATTAAAGCAATGCAGTACACGACGACGATCATGATACTCTTGTCCATGATGTTGGTTGATTGAAAGACCTTCTTGCAGACGCACACCCATGCGGCTAGGAGGAAAGCTTTGGCTGCCATAGCAGCTAAGATCATTGGTTGATTGAGCATGGTTGCCGCAAACATTCCAGCGATGATAGTAACCAGAAGCCAGATGATTGTATCCAGAATATTGCCCGACTGAAGGACCTGTTTGGTACCTCCGTACCACCAGATGAGGGTAATTGAGTTGATGCCAATCGCGACAAAGATCAGCGGTTGGTTGAACAGAACTGCAATGAAGACCAGAAGGGCGGTGGTGCCCAGAATGATCCGAGGGTTGATTTGGTCAGACACTCGCTCGCAAACAAAGACCTCGGGGGTCTGCGAGTATGTCTCCCAAGAGAGAACCTCGGGGGTCGCAATATAGGACTCGCGGTTGGTGTTCATAGTGGGTGATGGTTGGTTGTATTATACATGAAAAATATCAATTTTGGATAGATGGGCATAGACTCTCTCGGGCACTATAACTACCCCACAAAAAGAACTCCAATGGATGCACAATTGTATCAGTCTATTGGTTGTACTCCCAACAAATGCGGAAGAATGCCCAAATAATCAATTCGAGCAGTAGCATCTTCATATGCATCATAAGGTATATCGTAACCGCCGTACTAAGGAGGTATATCGTGAGATACATCGCAATGTACATCACCATAATGTACATCACCATAATGTACATCACAATCTGGAAAACAAACTCGATCAGAGTTACAATAATGAACTCTAGATAGGATTTGCGGTTGATGCTCATGGTAGGTGGGTGCGTGGGTGGTTGTATTATTTATGAACAATATCAATTTTGGATATCGTAGATATCCGGATACCCAAGGGTATCCTTTATAGCTCGGAGAGCTATGTAGAAGAACCCTATTAGGGTTCAAGAAGCCTCTGGCTTCTCAAGCTTTGCTTTCTTTTGGATAGACCCCCAAGTACTCTAGTTGCTCCATAAAAATAACCCCAGAGGGGAAAACATCAACCTCTTACGCGCAGTGATCAATCGATTGATCTCCATTCACTTGGTTGTTAGAGCCGAGGGTGATTACGATCAATAGTATCATCACAATGATCGCAACCGGCAGCAACCAAGACTGGTTCGTGAATGCCGATAGCATAGCTACAAGGATGAACACGGAGAAGGTAAGTGCCATATAATCCTGGTGATCCGGTCGACTATACTGGGGGGCATGCGGGCGCACCAAAGCGGTATCAATGGTCAATGTATGTGCGTCGAACGAAGGTGTATAGTCTTTGTAGATCACTGGCGTGGTGGCAGTAGTGATCGTAAGACTGTCCATGCTTTGTTTGATTGATTTGATCGAGTGTGAGTAATATTATAGACGAAAATATCAATTTTGGATTAGCCTAGCTGTAGTCAAATATGCAAACCATTCTAGATAGGTACCCAGATGCAAACTTGAAAGCACTCGATTATCACTTGCTAGGCGCTAACCCAGATGTATCTAGGTTCATTAGCAAGCTAGCTAACATAAACACTGAGCAACCTGAATGGATCAATGATACCTTGCAACTAACTCAGCTACAAGCTGCTTGTTTGGTCGCTCAATCGGTCTGTTGTATGCATGGCAATCAGTACGATTGTATCGATATCAACAACAAGGTGATTGAACCTAAGCGCCCTCCTGGTATGAGTGAGATTGATTTCTACAAGCAGCAGATGCTACTAAACTCGCCCGACCCGGATGATATCTATATCCTATCGCTTGAAAAGCTTAAGCTACTGTTCAACTACTTTGAGCAGCTTATGGACAAGGGAGAGGCAAATCTATCGCAAGTAATTACAGTACAAAGGATCTCGGGCACTACTAATGATCTATTGACCAAGGAGCACCCTCTGGCGGAAGTTACCTTTGTCCATGGTCATATACAGTGCAGTGATCCAATCAAGGTAGATTTTGCCAACAAAGATATCGGCGGAGGTGTATTGCGATACGGCTCCTGCCAAGAGGAAATACTCTTCCTAGCCAACCCTGAGCTCATTGGACTCATGAGTTTGGTAGATACTCTAGAGTCCAATGAGGCAATCGTTGTGAGTGGTATCACTCAGTACAATAAGGTAAGTGGGTATGGCTATGACCTACAGTTTGCTGGATCATACCCTGAGGCGGAGCAAGTAGCTCAGACTATTATCATGATAGATGCGATTGACTATCGAGGCAAAGTGCATGATCAACGGCTAGAAGCCAATAAATATTTGGAGCTACAAAAGGCCATTAATGGGTTCATAGCTTGTGGTCCAGGTAGTCAAATCGCTACAGGTAACTGGGGTTGTGGGGCCTTTCAAGGTGATATTCTATTGAAATTTATGATTCAATGGATGGCTGCTACCGTAACTGGCACTAAGCTAACTTACTATACCGATAAGGCTCTTCAATTGCAAATTACATGTGAATGGTTCCAAGATAAGTCTAGTAGTAAGCTCTTGTCGGAAATCATATGTAATCAGCCAGGTGTTACGTATTGTGCTCGCAGCTAATAGCGAGGATCTGTGTTGCAAACTGGTTCTAACAATCACCCCATTATGTATACACATATGACTATGAGCGCTGAGTTGCAGCACTCGCAATTCAAACGAACCGAGGTATCTACACCCATTGGTCTAGATACTATTCAACGGCTAGAATGCATTGATTACTTGAGTCATACTGCCTTGAATCTACTAGATACTATCTGGGTGCGTGGGGTGGATCATCAGTTCAATACAACTATTGATAAGCTGCTGCTCGCCATTACCGACTATCAGCAGGTAGAAGATTCGGTTGCTACCACTCAGCTAGCGCACCATTGCAACAAGCTAGTGACCTACCAAACGATATTCAATATCGATATTGACAGAGATATCAAACATGGACTAATCGCTCAGATGGCACACACGCACGTGGTAGATGCTTGGAAGATCATTTTGTTGCAGATTTGCAATGACTTGCAGCGGATCATCATCACTTACCTCTGGGACAAAAAAAGAAAGCTAGGGCTGTACATTGAACAGTTGCAGCATACATTTACTCACAAGAACCGTTCGCTGCATGAGCAGCGGGCGATTGTTACTATGCTAGGCAAGCTGATCATCTCCAAGAAAGCTGAGCAAGTAACCGTTGTTCCGGCTACTGATCCGACTGAACCTGAATATGAAATCGTTCCCCCGAAAACTCATAGCATCTTCGGCTATTGGTTCAGTGGCTAGACCATCGATTCTTTTTTTGTTCGGGGCAAATTTGCCTCAGTGTATATAGCCGCCAAACAACTGATACTATGAACAGCCCAATCCAAGTAGAGACAACTGATTTCATCTTGCAAAGCCTGAGCACTATTGGCACCAAGCTGCAACCCAAGTCGATTTACATTTTGATGGTCAAGAGCTACCAGTGCAGTTGGTGCATAAAGTATATGCCAACGTATGAACAATATGCTACGAAGTATCCTAATGTGGGATTCCTTTTGCTTGAGGCATCCACTAGCGGTCAGTTGCTTCAACAGTGGAAGGAGCTTGATAGCCCGGCCTTTGAAGTGCAGGGTTATCCTACTCTCATTATGTACGATTCTCAAGGTAACCCTAGCCATGTAGTAGCTGATCGCAATCAATTGGATGTAGAAATCGTCAAGATGAGTCTATAGGGTAGCTAGTATGGGCTAGCATACGATAGTTAAATTGATACTCGTGGATATAAGTATATCATACCAAGATGCCTACTAAGACTACTAAGAGTGTTACTACCCGCACTACTAAGACTACTAAGTTATGTGGTGGCGCAACTAAGACCACCAAAACAACAAAGACTATTAGTCTCCGTGGGTAACTTACCCACTCTTTTTTTGTATCTCATCCACGATGTACCTTAGATTAGTGTGGATGATTTGATCATTTAACTGACCATCGATCGCAAAGTAGTGGCTAGTAGTTGGATCGAATCCAGATTTTGTTTTGCAAGCTGGAATACGTAGATAGCTATTACGTGGCTTATAAGCATTAGCTACCTCAGGGTTCAATACCTTCTCGTATGCGAAAGCTTTATACTCCGCAAGTATATCTCTTCCATAACAGCTGATACTAGGGAACCATACCTTAGAGCTATCATCATATTGCTGCCTATCTAGAACCATCTTAAGTAGCGATTCGTAGTACATTGAGTTAACATTTCGGATGTACTCGGTTTGACCATACACTCGATCCCTCAAAAACTGCATCAGTATATAATCAGTGCTAGCTACTACCATACCTCCTAACTCTACTGATGATATCCGGGCGCCGTAAGTATCAGTTACCTCAATTGAATACTTAGAGAGCTCCGCCAAGAATGTTATAGGCTTAAGGTTAGCCAGAGCGTTGTACCGTTTGAACTTATCTGGTTGGACTGATGATAGCTTCTCAAGTGTAGGACCAATACTATCACTACAGTTCAAAATAGATATTCCGATTTCCTTTGGTAGATCAAACTCGATCGTACTATCAGTGAGCTTAACATTTGGATCGATTGTCCCATCGAGTGGCATTTGATCTTTAGTATATTCATAATAGTACAAAGCATAAGCCAGGAAGCCACTGATGCAAGTATCTCCGGTGTATATGAAGCAGTTTGGATCTAGTCTATCCATATGAGTAGGATCGATATTGAATAGTGACCTAGCTAGCTTGATCCGATTACTGAATATTTTGGTATCAACTGATGGTGAATCGCTTGTAACAAAGTGCTCTCGGAGGATCTGATTGCGCTTGATATCCTTAGTTAATCGATTGAATATGTTTAGTGAAGCGCCTGTATCAGCCATCAGCGTGGCTAGCGATAGCCTTTGATCGATCTTCTGATAGTCCGGATGCACCAAACGGAACTTACCTATATCGAGGTAAGGTATTCGCTCCATAAGTATCTCTGGTAAATAAGTTGCATCGAGTAACGTAACGTTCTTGATTCGTACTCGGACCGTGGTTATATGGATTGCATTGATAATATTAATGTCTTTGACGCCCTCCTTACACAGTATCTCTGCTAGAGCTGCTGCATGGTCTAGATTTCGGTTGGATATGATATCGTAATCGGGCAAAGCGTTGGAATCGTAGATGGCTGTTCCTTTCGATCGGAGAGCCATATCAATAGCTGTACCTCCGGTCAATATTAGTTTATGTTTGGCCACATACTCTGCAGTGATATCTAGAGCTCGTTCGATGGTAGGTCGATTGAAGTTTAGCTCATAGAGTAGTAGCTCAGGGTCAGTTGCTTGAAGCATATCATCGCATTTGCTAGCCATATTGTTACTACTAGATCCAGTTTGGATTTTGTAAATCTATACGACTTATCAGGGTATATATTATATACGCACTAACTTAGTAGATACTGATGGGGTATTCACCTACCAATGTGATTAAGCAATACGTTAAGTCGGACGGCACCAAGTGTGCAAAGATAGATGATATCTATGCATACCTCCAAGCCAAAACCTATCGAGCTCCCCTAGTAATCGATGGGATTGCTCTTAGCGGAGGGAACCGGGTGATCGATGTGATTGCGATTGGTATGGATCAAAATTGGTTACGTTCGGGCCAATTGGATCCAATCGTTATGTCACTCGACTACAAAACATTCATGGACCTGAATCTCAAATATGATACCACGTTCCCTGATGCGGGTACTGCACCTTATTACAGTAACAGCGCGCCCTTCTATAAATACTACCTTACCGGAGGATCCACTCTCGCATCTACCTTAATTAGGAGTGCCGATGTAAGCAAATGCAATGCTTACATCAAATCTACCACGGCAAATCCCTGGGCTGGGGGTTGGTGTAATACCTCAATGCTATACACCCCCAAAAACTTGGACTATTGGTCTGATAACGAGAAGAACATATCTAACTACTCTCGCGATGCTGCAGCTATGGATGCTAAAGGGGTGCAATCTATCAATATGTTGTTCTACACCACGGATCTAGTTGATCATCTACAAACTCGGTTGGGGTACCGTACGATGAATAATCTGGACCCATACCATTGGAGTAACTGGTTGGCGACTAGTGGTAATGCTGCCGCCAGGGGTGGTAGTTCTTGCGCGTACTACAAGCTAATGTTTCTGACTGAGTTTGATTTCTATATGCATAGCGGTGCGATAGCTAACCCTTCTCGGATGGACGCAGCTCTATGTAAGTCAGCTGAGTTTGCTAACATGGTGACCCAAATAGTAGATCCCACGAAGAGCAGTACTACCGTATCTAGCACATTTCAATACTATAACACGAATGCGCTACCAAAGGGGTCTGTGGTCCCAGCAGGCCAATTCATTTACTCTAAGGATTATCGGTATAAGCTACACCTGGTGCACGATGGTAACTTGCGAGTCTATCAATTTCCTATATTGGACGACGATATCACTGCGTGCAAAACTAAAGCTTTGACCGCTAGTGCATTCAAAGCCAATGCTGATAATGTCTTGACAACTTATCTCTTTCTCGATGATGGTGGTGGGATTGTTGTGGGGTGTAACCCTGGCACAACCATGCAGCTTGATGGCAACTATTGGGGCACTATTAACGCATACACTGAAGCTAATGGGTTTGGGGCTAAAAGTTCCGCCCAAAATAACGCAAGGGTGATTGTTGCTAACTTTCGTAATGCAAATGGGTTGAGCTCATCTGGGGAAACCGATGAACAGTTGTATCGGATATTGATCAACAAGAACCCTCTCAATGCGGCTGCGCTCATCCTAAAGAAAAATGCGTATATAACAGCTGCCGAAATACCTGGTTACACCGCGAGGCCGATTGGGTGGGGTAACCAGATAGCATCATCTGGCACTAGTAGCAATGCTTACTTTGCTATGGCTAACTATCAAGTAATAGTCAATGCTGGGGGTGCGGTGGCTGCAGTTAACGCAGGAAGATCCGATAAGATTGGTTCGGATCAAGTGGGTAGGGTAAAGGGTTCCAATGTAAACAACTGGCAGTATACCCAAGATCCAATGAATGTGCAGTGTATCCATGGGTGGAGGTATGTTAATACCGATGGCACTGGCAATCCAAACTTGGACCCGATTACTAGTCTGACCACTCGAGACGATACTCAAAACTGGTGCTACAAGAATCCATTTTTGGTATACACTAGCTCGGATGGTAAGTCATACAAGTTTGGAGCAACCAACTTGCAACAAATCTTGTGGTACGTGGGTGACTATGCTTCTAATATTCATGCCATTTACACCTTCCTTACCTCAGATCTCCTTGATAAGGCAACTAAGTTAGGCTATACTGGGGGTATTTCAATTAGTAGTGCCGATGGTCAATTGATTGCTGTCAACTATTGTATGCAGGGGGACCGCTGGTTAACCGATGGTACTTGTCGTACCGCACTCCTTCAAAACTCTTATTCGACCACCCTCAAGACCCTGATTGATTATGATATCAAGACTCGAATCTGCGCCGCTCCTACTGGTTCAGCTCAGATTTTATGTGCTATAGCTAAGCCAACTGGCCTATCAGCGGTTGAAGATAGTCTCATCAAATTGGATCCAAACTTTGCATATGCTTGCTCTAACGCAACTGCTAAGACTGCTACTACCACCAACGTATTGAATCAGTATGGTATTATGGCGAATCAATCTGGTACTTATGGTATCGCATCGGATGCCGCCCGCATGACCGTTATTAAGAGTGCAATTCAAAGCAATTCAGCTAACCTTACCGAGGATCAGCTATTGTATTTGCGCAAGTTCTACACGACCACTAACCCTTCAGTTGATGGTACCGTGTACACTCCTGATAACATGTTTGTCTATGGCAATGAGTACTACGCCAAACAAAATACCATGTGCTATTCGCCTGATGGTCGATACACATTAGCATATCGAAGTGATGGTAACTTAGTTGCACTTGCCGCCGGAGCTGGGTCAATTCTTTGGCAATCTAATACTAGCGGGCGGCCCTCGGCCGTACTCTCACTAGAAACAAATGGCAATGTAACTATCTACTCTGAATCTAACAAACTTAATCGCACTTCGGTGTGGTCTACTGGCACTAGTAAGTTTGGTGGCCAAACTGCGCTAATTATTAATAATAGTGGTGTAGTAGTGTTACTTGGAATGTCTGGAGTTAATAATGTCTGGGCCCCTATCTGGGACAGTACTGGGGCGACCCGCTATGCGGCTGATGCAGTTATTGTATCGCCCGTAGTTACTCGTATGGACAAAGCTCTATGGAGTACCATCTACCGAACTAACATGAAGCTAGTACCTCTACCCGCACGAAGTGATATCCCTGGGATTACTTCTAAGATTCCTTACGGGCTTATCGTTTACAAGAACGTTCAGGGGGCAATGGTATCATATCCAGTATCGTATGATACTAATACAATTAAGGACCTTGGGAATACGCTAACCACTAATTCATCTACATTTGCACCATCGAGTATTGTTTGGAAGTACTTGCTAGGGTATTTGGATATTGGATTCCCTACCCAATTGTCTATCATCGGTACGAATGAATACACAAACACTTTGAATCTGGCTGATGCAACGGTTTTGACTAGCGGTTCGTCTCCGTATGAATTGCAAATCTGGAACATGAGTGGTGATACTACCGTTGGTGCAGTTGGTAACATTTTGGTTTGGCGTCTCAAATCATTAGCTGCCGCGATTAGTTATTTCCGCGTGAATGGTAGTACTCTATCTAATGACTCAGTCCTCAAAACTGCTTGTGCAACATCGGTAGGTAATTGTTATTCCGAGTATTCTGCGCTAGTATCCACTGCTGATGTTACTTCGGTCGATTACAATACCATTTGCGATCTTGCTAATATGAATAATGCAGTAGCAATTATGAAGACTGACCCTAGCTACGGCCCAATCATAAGCGCATACTCTAATTCTAGCGCAGGGTTTGGCACCAACCGATCTATTGCAATCAGGATTATCACTAGCTACATGACCGCTAATAACATTATTGGATCGCCTTTGACAAGCCTCTCTGATGCGCAGCTGTATGGCATTCTGACTGGAGCAACCACTAGTTCGGCGATACTAAATGGTTACTCGGGGGCCTTCTCTACAACGGATGCTACTACTCTACAAGGACTATGCTCTCTATCCTTTGGTACTCAAAAGTGTACCGATCCTACACTCCGGTACAAGTCATCCTTTCGCAATAAGGATCGGTTTGTTAGTAAGGCTCTTGTGTGTAAAGGTGGGTCTAAATTTACTTCGCACGTAGAGACCTTTAGCGGGGCTAGCTGCGTCAATGTATGTAACGATCCTAAGGCACCTACTGATATTCAAGATGCGTGTAAGGCAGGGACCCTAGCTTATTGCAACCAAAGTGATAACATATATGGAGCCAATTGTACTACTGACATTGCCAAGTACCCAGAGCTAGGTGCTATCAAAACTAGTTGGTGTGTCAATAACCCCACGCATCCAAACTTTTCGAAGCATTGTCCAGCAGCACCTACAGCAGTAGCGACTGCTCAAGCAGGTGCTGGTGCAGGTGGCCCGAGTGATGACTCTGGACCGACTAAAGGCGATGAGCCAGCTGAATCCAATACAGAATTTGAAGGACTTCCTACTTGGGTCTGGATATTCATAATCATTGTAGGCGTACTGATAGCAGGCGGAATCGTATCATTCATGATGCGAAAGAGGTCGGTAGCCCCCGCACCAGCAGCACCTTCGGCACCAGCAGTACCTTCTGCGCCTACACCGCTAGCGACTTCAGCACCCACATACGCTCAAGTCCAACCAGCACCTACTCCCATGGGGCCCACATACAATCAAGGTCAGCCAATGCAATATGGTCAGCCAATGCAATATGCTCCGCCGATGCAATATGCTCCGCCGATGCCGCAGTATGGTCCGTATGGGCCAATGTAATTTGATTCCTCCTAGAGCCTCGGCTTACCTTTTTTTGTGGTCAAATTCAAATTGATTGTACCAGTATATAGCCATGGATGCTTTCATTTGTGAGCGTGGGATTGCTATCAACACAAATCAATTCATTGAGCGCTTTGGCAATGAGGCTCTTCTCAAACTGAAGAGGAGTCTGACCATCTCTACCGTGGATCGAGTTACCAAGATACCCAAGAAGACGGCTATGTTTACGGTGGTCAAAACGCCCGAAGGACCAGTACTAGAGGTACCTAAGTACTGTCTAGGTATGCTCAGGACAAAAAAATATGTGGCTAACATTACTATTGATCTCGCGACTGGAGAGCGAATGAGACATGAGTATGTTGGTCAAAGTAATCCTAATCAGCAGCTAGTTGTAAATCATGTTATCAAGCACTTGCGAGACCACTCTCAAGATGGATTCAATGGGTTTACGCTCAAACTCATGGCAGGTACTGGCAAGAGTTTTTGCGCGATGGACATCATTAGTAAGGTCAAACGCAAGACACTTATCGTCGTGCCGAATACTTACCTCCTGAACCAATGGGTCAAACTATTGACAGAGTACTTCCCTACAGCTACGATTGGTGAGTTATATGGCAAGCGAAAGGTAGATGGTGATATCATTGTGGGTATCATTAATACTGTAGCTGACCTTGATAGCTTTGAGGTCAGTACTAAGCTACCTCTGGCCAATATTGGAAAGACCGTGAAGTACATGAAGCAAGTGACTACTGTTTCGGTTGATGAATTGTACAATCAGATTGGTTTGACTATCTATGATGAATCGCAAATGTATGTATCGAAGGAGTTTCGAAAGGCCTTTCAGAGGGCGCGATCTCGGTTTACTATCGGACTAAGTGCTACTCCAGATATCCGAGAAGATAAGTTAGATAGGATTCATTTGGCTTGGGTAGGACCTATTCTAGATGCTGATCAGTTGGAGCACTACTCTCCAGCACAAGATGCATTCCAATCAACTGCTACCTTGATCAAGTACCATGGGTTGGATGAGCACGTTCAGTTCAAGATCCGAGACGATGGTATGATGGACTATCAATCTATCATAGAGGCTCTAGTGAATGACCCCCATCGCAATCAACTGCTAGTTGATCAGATACTTAAGCTAGCTAAGGGGGGGTACTATGTGTTTGTATTTAGTGATCGGAGGTCGCACCTAGAGCAATTGTATGAGACTATGACCGATCTTCTAGAGACCAATCCTATGGATACTCCGGTCAATCTTGAGATGCCCGAGGCTAGTCGAAAGATCATTCTATATGGAGGTTCATCTGAGCAGACTATCCAGAAGGCCAATGATATATCAAACATTATTTTCACCACCTATCAGTACTCTTCCACCGGCGTTTCTATCAAAAAAATGGATTGCTTGGTACTAACCACACCCAGGCGTTCTAACATGACTCAAATCATCAACCGAGTGTTCCGCCTAGGGTCAGACCAAACTATTGAACGACAGATAATAGATATACTAGACGTCAAACTACCTATTAAAAATCAATATAAAGAACGGCTAAAGGCATATAAGGAGCGTGGGAGTACCATTATCTATCAAACTCATATGGTAGAGTAAAAGAGCTTAATGGGAGTAATCTCTTTAGCTGGAATAGTATCTTTGATAGCTACTGCAATTGCTTCTCGCAAAGCATTGAAGCGCAAACTGAATTCTTTTTTTGTTACCTTGAGTTCACCTGATTTAGTGTTAATAAAGCTCCCGCGGATAGTTTTACTATCAAGCTTATAGCTATCTGGATTCAATCGAATGAATATGATTGGGCGATTATCCGGTTGAAGCGACTCGATTCGTCTGTCTCCCCAAGGTCGATCGACAAGCAGTCGATGATGGTCATCGGTTTGCGGGCCTGGTAAGACGCCTCGCGACACATGATAGGCATCGGAAAGCAGAGCATGAACGCCTCGACAATGGTGTTAGCCTGAGCAGTGCCTTGGTAGAAGCGCTGGAGGATGGCATTCGGTTGGGGCTCGAGGTGGAACGGGTAGTTCATTGCATGGAGGGTTTCTAGAAAGATGATGCGGTTCTCATCGTTGAGCATCTGCTCAAAGCTTTCGTAGAATTGCGTGGGGGGTAGCGAGATGGTTGCCATGGCTGCGTGGATGGGTACTTGGGTAGTATTTATCATGGAAATTGTCAATTTTGGAACAAGCCAACCCCTCAGGTTGATACAAAAAACAAGTGCTACTAGCGATTGCTAAGTAGCCCATTGAAGCGATCCATCGAACAATGCCGAGTGGTAAGCTGGATCGAGTGAGTAGTGCTGCTTGAGCGCAGATTGGTTGTCTGCACCAGCCTTCACCCCCATCTGCTTCAGTGCCGCAAGGATGTTTGCCGCTCGCTGACATTGGCGTTTCGTAAATCCTTCGGTTGGGTAGTTAGCATGGAAGGCTGCGTCCCACTCCATATCATCTATGATACTCATAGGAGTCTTGCTACAGTAACTAGACTCTCGAGATACCATCTCGTATCCAAAGCAAAGCACAAATACTTGGGAGATTGCCTCAGGGGTTGCATCCCCAAATGTTCCAATAGAGTAGAATCGACTCATTATAGCACCAGGCTGCGACTCAAGATAGTAAGCATAGCCTTGCTCGAAACAGCCCTTCATGAAGTTGATCCGACTCTGGTCATTCTGCAACTGATCAAACTGTTCATAGAACTGATCCGAAGTCATAATCATGGTTAGGGGTACTTGGGTATATTATGATCATTGGTTGTCAATTTTTGAATACCCTTGGCGATCCTTTTGGATCAATCTGATGGGTAATATACTCTTACTATCATGAAACTATCAATCGACTTCGAGACCACTGACCAAGAATACACTATCTTACTCATGATCTACCACAAGGATACCTGCATTCTGCGGAGTGCCTACAAGTGTTTCTATACCAACTCAACCAAGCGAGAGAGTATCGAGCTACTCCAATCCAAACTGAATGAAACTTGTATGCACAATGCTCCGCTCGAACTATTCTCGGATGATAGCATTCACAATGGATCCAGTATGGCTATGACATTTGCTAATGGTGCATTCTTGTACGCACATACCATTATGCCAACCAATGGGCAGCAGGTAACTACCAATAATGTATACCTTCTCCGACCAGAAGAGCTTCTACAGTTCTATTGTGAGCTTCATAAGCTGCTAGATGTTGTTCGAGCGACAAAAAAAGAGTAGCCGCCCGAGCATCTACAGTGACTTTTTTTGTAGCTCAGAGGCTACATTAAGATTGAGTAGCAGCACTTAGCAGCACTTAACGGCATGTGCCCTAGGCGCACACACTTTGGAATTAGGGGTTACTTGCCAACCAATTCTTGATCGATCAATATGCATGATATCCGAGCGATTGCCCTGAGCGTGGTCAAAAGATGGTGGTGCCTTATGGGTGGCTAGTTTATAAACTTTGGCGTAAGTACCATCATCTAGATGCAGTACCTTGTGATCTTTGGGTTTAAAGTGATGGCATATGCGTTGCCGCACCTCACCAGGGATATGATGGTTATTATTATCTCCGATCAAATAAGTTTCCCAACAACATGCCTTGATATATTCAGTCAGCCCATCATCTGCGTAAACAGGTAAAGTTCCATACATAGTAATAGTATTACTCGCCGTCTGATTCGCAGTAATCGCTGCACGACAGCTGTTGCATTTTGGCTCAGACTGCATAGCGTCTAAGATGATCTTCTATATATCATGCAACCTATGATTAAATTGATACAGTTGTTCGAGCGACAAAAAAAGAGTAGCCGCTCGAGCAGCTACAGTGACTTTTTTGTAGCTCGGAGGTAGGGATCGAAGATCCCCCGGCTCTTCTAGAACACCTCACCAAAGTCACTTAGGAGACCAGCTTAGTAGTCTCCTAGCTCACCCGCATACTCTTCCTCCAAGGCAGATGTATCAATGTTTTCATACTTGGCGATGGCTCGGAGTGCTGGTAGATCCTCCTTAGACAGAATGCCATTGTCAGTCATATACTGAATATGATCCACACTGGTATGCTCATCGATCAGTAGATCAATCTTGCTCAGAGCGTAGGCATTCGTAGTCATATTAGCATCGGCTAAGTCCGATCGCACTTTACACTTGCGCGAAGGTACCCCATAGGTATACTCTACTAGCTCCTTAGTATCTTGAGTAGTACTCCGCCGGAGGTAGCTATTGATGAACTGCTGGCAGAAGGGTTTGGTGGATGCAAAGAACTGCTGATCGGCCTCATCAATGTAGCTAATGATCTTTGGATCTACCTTGACCTCAGTAGTCTCACCAAACTTGTCGATACGCTGTTGATAGTCTTGAAAGCGCAGGGTAGTAGCTTGGTCACAAATGGTTTTGAATATCTGAGTAGCCCTAATGTAGCGCTTGGTATCAATAATCAAATCAAATGATTTGTACTTACCATCCCAGGTAGCTACAGAGTGTTCAGGGAAGATCTTACTAGAGTTCTCTAGGATGATTCGCTCCGAGTTAATCTCACAAGAGATCAAAGTGATAGCAGTAGCCTTCAGCATGAACATCTCAGGATGAAATGTATCATCAGTATGGCGGGCGTAGAGTAGTTTGATACGCGGTCCAATGTCTGCAAAGTTGGTGCAGCAAGCGTATATCTTCAAGTGACCACGGCCCTTGAACTCAATCGTTGTCTCTCCAATTACCTTGGAGTACATCTTTGGCTCATCCGATCGGACGTAGAACCCTACCATGAACATGATCTTGAGATGCTTGAGAGCATAGTTTCGATCCTTGTTAACCGTCAGAGTTTCATATTGCTGCTTGATAATAGATGAGCCAATCCAAGTAGGTATGGTCATCCGAGCAAACGATAGCATGAAGTCAAACAGTGCATCGATCTTAATATTGAGTTGAATCACCTCTGTGTGCAAATCAGATACCTCAGTGTGAAGGTCATTATTCTGTTTGATAATGTGGCGACTATTCGCAAGTACCTCTCGAATCTCAAGTGATTGTTGCTCGAGCTTGCTCGATTGCTGCTTGTTTTCAAGTAGTAGTTGATCGATCTTGTTAGATTGTTCATCAAGCTTGTTAGACTGCTCATCGATCTTACTATCCTTGATAGCCAAGAGGCACTTAGCATACTGCCGTTCATAGTCAGTATACAACTTGAACGCTTGCTCAAGCCGCAAGTAGTAATCGCAATAAATTGTTGGATCAACTGGTTGATTAGCACGCCGCTGAGCACGCATAAGGCACTTCTTGAGTGCCTCAGGAGTAAGCATATACTGTTTATGTACTTGAGCCCCACTATTACCACGCTGCTGGACGTCCAGCAGCGTGAAATCTTTATTGATTTCAAGATTTAGTGCCTTCAACTTATCCAAAACATTACTTGATCGTTTGGTTGTAATTACACCATAATCAATCAGTTTACTATGAGGTACTACAAACTTTCCCTCACGTAGAGTCAGTTCAAGGAAGTACTCCATGAAGGAGATATCTTGGTCCGGGTAGAAGTTGCTATGGATCTGCTTGAAGAACTCTTCCATAGTGATCTTAGTGAGGCTATTGGCGAGCTTCATAGCATAGAGCTGAGCGGCTTGCATCATGGGTATTGGTTACTGGATAAGCGTCAATGGTATTAACCTACAAAATAATCAATTTTAGACTAGCCCTCTAGGAGCTCTGAGCTGCTACGAGATATCTCGCGGCAGTGATTCTTACCCATATTCAATAGATACCTCCGATAACTCAGCATCTTAGGCAACCCGCAAGACGTCTTGCAGCAGTGATTCTTACCCATATTCAATATGTTAGCTGCTTGAACCCACTATCTTCACGCCCACACACGTCCGTGAGCGTGGATTCTTACTCATATTCAATCGATACCTCCAACGCCCCTGAGCTATAAAGGATACCCAAGGGTATCCGGATATCTACGATATCCAAAATTGATATTTTTGGGTATAAATACAACCTACCACCCTCTACTACCAACGATGAGCATCCGCATTATTTTGCCCCACAGTCAGGAGATTGAATGTGCTATCTGCCTGGACATTATTGACAACCAAGCGAAGCATATCACGCGCTGCAACCATGTCTTCCACAAGGGCTGCCTCGAACAAGTGGTAACCAACTGCTGCCCCCTCTGCCGCTCGGAGTTAACTCCTAGCAATGAACTCGCCCAACAGATTCAAATCCAAGCAGATATCCGAGCGGATCTGTTCCAGCGTGCGGTCGCTATCCGCGAACAAGCTCCGCAAATTGCTGCTCGTTGGCGGGCGACTCAAGCTCAGCTCGATCAAGAACAATCGGCCGAGCAAGCGCAATTGACCCAAGAATATATCTCACTGAGGCTCCTCTCTGAGGAGCAGTTCTGTGTTCGTCGATTGTCCGCTCTTACCGAAGAGCAGATTGAACGAGCTTACATGATCAATCAATCCGAGCACTCTGCTCTCGATCGACGAGAGCGACTCGCTCTCACTCAGCTCAACGACCGGCATCGAGAGGTCCGGGTGCAGATGCGCGAACAGTTCTTGGCATCTGCTCGTGAGCATCAAGAGCAAAGTGATCTCCTAGCCGATGAGTTGGAACGTGCAATCAACGCTCATATCGCTGCTCAACAGCGCTACTTCAACGCCTATGGGACGCTGCCGTAACTCATGGTGCATGGCCAGGTGCATATCTTTTTTTGTCTGATCCGAGCTCTCTAGTCGCCCAAAAAAAGATAGCCAACAATTAGATGTTGGCTGTATCCATAGGAATGCTATTACATACCTTCAGCGATAAGAGCTGCCTTTAGTTCATTAATCCGGTGAGCATCACCAGGCTTAGTATGTTGCGATGATAGGTCGATGAATGTATCTATGATACATAGCAATCCGCCATAAGTTTCACTTAGCTTCTTGCATTTGCAAGGTGCTGGAAAGCATTTCGCAAACACTTTAGCCACCTCAGTTGCTGGGAGCATATTGGTACCATTCATATAGTAATGCTTCGAGGCAATTACTTGAGCTGGAGTAGGATTAGATCCAATACTAATGAATCGAGAGAGTATTACTTCTGGCGATTCCTCTAAGTGAAAGGGATACCCTTGAGCATGAAGTGTGTTCAGAAACTGGATTCGCCCAGTATCGGTCTCTAACTGATCAAACTTAGAGCAAAACTGCTCGGTGGTCATAAAGTCAAGAGGCATCTTAGTGAGGTATATTAGCTACATTCAATATCAATTTTAGAGGCTCTAGAGCCCGCTCGGCTGTCAAAAAAAGATGGCTATTCATGGTAGCTGCTAGTCTAGTAGTCACCTAGATATCTAGTTGAGCTAGCTCATCTGAATACTCTTCCTCCAAGGCGGATGTATCAATATTTTCATATTTGGCGATGGCTCGAAGGGCGGGCATATCCTCCTTAGACAGAATACCATTGTTAGTCATATGCTGGATGTGATCAATACTAGTATGTGATTCGAGTAGATGTTCAATCTTACGCAGAGAGTATCCAGTGGTAGTCAGATTCACATTATCCAGATCCGGTCGTTGCTTACACTTGCGGCTAGGCGCACCATATGCATATTCGATCAGCTTATTAGTATCTGCATCGATACTTTTGTACGTATAGCAGTTGATATACTGCTGACAGAATGGATTCGTGCTTGAGAAGAACTGATGATCAACCTCATCGATATAGTTAATGATTTTCGGATTGACTGGCACAGCGGTTGTTTGATCAAACTTATCTATGCGCTGCTGATGGTCATGGAAACGAAGAGCCATTGCATTCTTGCAAATAGTATTGAATATCGCATGAGCATTCCCATAGAACTTAGTGCCAACGATCAAGTCAAATCGTTTGTATGTCCCATCCCAAGTGGCCACTGAATGCTCTGGAAAGATTTGATTAGCATTCTCTAGAATGATTCGCTCAGTATTAACATCACAAGAGATCAAAGTGATAGCCATTGGTTTGAACATAAATTTGATATTATCATTGTCCGAATAGCGCTTGTAGAGCTGTTTAATACGAGCCGATACATCTGCAAAGTTAGTGCAGCAAGCGTAGATCCGCATCTCACCACGCCCCTTAAAGGTGATAGTCTTTTCATCCACCGTTTTAGTCTGCATGGATGATTTAGTCTGGATGTAAAAGCCTACCATGAACATGATCTTGAGATGCTTCATCGCATAGTTTTGGTCCTTCCGCTCGGCTAGTACGTCAAACTGTTGCTTGATAATAGATGAGCCAATCCAAGTAGGGATGGTCATCCGAGCGAATGATAGTATGAAGTCAAACATTGCATCAATCTTGTCGTTGAGGTGAGATACTTCTGTGTGCAAGTCAGTTACTTGAGTACTGAGATTACTATTCTGGTTGATAATATGATCAGCCTTCGCAAGCATTTGCTTCATTTCAATTGACTGTTGTTTGAGCTCAATCGACATCTGATCAATCTTCTTCGACTGCATATCAATCTTCTCATCTTTGAGTGCTAAGAGACACTTAGCATACTGCCGTTCATAGTCAGTATACAGTTTGAATGCCTGTTCAAGCCGCAAGTAGTAATTGCAATAGATAACTGGATCAACTGGTTGATCAGTACGTCGCTGAGCGCGCATAAGACACTTCTTGAATGCTTCTGGTGTTAGCATATATTGATTATGCATTTGAGCACCACTAGTACCACGCTGCGACACGTGTCGCAGCGTGAAATCTTCCTCTTCTACCAACATTAGTCGCTCTAGTTTCTTCTTGGTATCATTCGATTTAGTAGAGGTCATAACCCCATAATCAATCAGTTTACTATGAGGAACTACAAACTCTCCCTCATGCTGAGCCAGGTCAAGAAAGTACTCCATGAAGGAGATATCTTGATCAGGATAGAAGTTGCTATGAACCTGTTTGAAGAACTCTTCCATAGTGATCTTCGTGAGGCTGTTAGCCAGCTTCATAGCGTATAGCTGAGCGGGATGCATCATGATTATTGGTTACTGGATAAGCGTCGGTGGTATTAACCCTACAAAAGATCAATTTTAGAGAGCTCTAGAGCCTCCTCAGATATCAAAAAAAATATACATTACATACATATGCCCTAGGCTTCCTAAGCCATAGTTACCTTCTCATAGGTGGCTGGCTTCAGGTGGATCCGAGTGCCTACAGACATAGCCTGGAGTTCATTCAAGAACAGGCTACTGGTGTGAGTAGTCTTGACCTTGTAGAGGCGGGCATTGTCCAAGCACTCTAGGCATCGATAGATCTGTTGCTCCTCATTGACTGACCCTCGCTGGCCACATCGCCCGCAGATATATACATCGATACCATCTGCATGCTTAGTCATCTTCTCGTTCAAGAAGTTGATACTAGAGACACTCATGCAACTAGTTTCCATGGATCCTAATCGCACACCACCATTCTGCGCCTTACCTTGAAGGGCCAGTCGAGTAAGCGCATCTGTGGGACTCCAAGAGTTACTCGCAATCGTATCGATCGTATATTTCTGTAGAGTCTGGTAGTAGATAGGACCCATGAAGATCTCACAGTCCATGTACTGTCCAGTCATACCATTGTAGAGCCGCTCAGTACCATTCCGATTGAACCCATAGTGGGCTAGCATATCGGCAATATTGTCCGTATCGATCTTCTGAAACATAGTAGCTTCCGCATTAGCACCCACATGGGCACTGAGTTTAGCCAGCATTGCTTCAAACTCTACACCCGTAGTCATTCGTGTGATGAGAGACAACGGATTGAAAATAAGATCCGCCGTGAGGCCTTCCTTTGTGGCTGGCATATCGGCTTCATTGTAAATGAAGCCAGTGCATCCTTTCTGCTAGGATGTACCTAGGCGAATCGCTTGATTCGCCATAAATGACATTCGAGAGTGTTAGTCCCTACAGTCATTCTCGCTTTCACGAGGGATTAGACTATCCATTAAGCCTCTCAGATGAGAGACCGACGCATTATAGTCGTTGAACCTTCGGCATAGTAGTTGTTAGCTACCTTAGCGCGTTTGGATGCGGATTTTCCATTGTATATCTTGTGAGTTGTTACCATACCTCGGGGCGCTACCCAGAGTGTTTGCATAGTCTTTCGACTATGAAACGGTATCACAAGCTTTAGGAGGTTCCTGCAATTTAATCGTCTTGCTCCACTAGACATAGCTCTCTAGACCTATAAGGGTCTATCAAACTATAACATACATCTAGTTTCACTAGGCAGTAACTCTTTTTATCGAGCTGCCTCTTACAGGCCAGAAGGTTAACCTGCACGGTTTGAGTTACAAGTAATGACAATCTTGCCATTCTTGCGGATAAGGAATTTACCAGATGATACTGTAGGGCAGTATACCTTTCCTTTGAATTGAACGATCTGTTCAGTAGTACTTTTGGTCGTAGGATTGACCAAAGCAGTTAAGTAGCTCGGATGCTGAATGATACTGATCCGATGCTGGTTTGTCTTACGAGTCGTTTGTTGGCCCTTGATAGTAAGTACCTCTCCGGCAACCCGCTTGATTGTGTTCATAGAGCTCCAACCACAATGGATTGTAAGTCGTTGCACATCGCCGGCCAGCCGTTCAGACCCAGTGTAGTACTCATACGAATTGCGATAATGATGACCATCGCCACTCAGTAGAGCAAACAAGAGTACCTTTGATTGGCGCTCACTCAAGCTCCATACAAACTCAGGCAGATACTTTTCAATACCCTTACCCAAAGGTTCAAGATACTGAGTTAGGCTACGCTGGTTAGTGATGTAGTAGTAATCCAATTCACCTGGGTAGATAGACCAAGTGAATCCGATTTGGGGAAGAATCTCTTCCAACTTATCCTTGATAGATTGCTTGTGAGCAGAGATTCGCACATGATGCCCCTTATCAATATGTCCCTCGGCGATATAAATCCCAAGGAACTCAAGCCATAAGTCCATGCTGATTTGCTTTTCAAGGTTATCAAATCGGCAGTACTGCTTGTTCTCATGCGTATAGGCAGGGAGAGTAAATGACCCTACATCCTTTTGTACGTTCTGCACATTCTTTTTGCAATGATACTTACCTCCAGCCAAGTCTTGTGCCTCAATCATTTCAAATCGTTTTGACTTAGGAGTCTTGGCATAGATCTTGTGGTTCATTGTACATACATACTCAATCGATTTGGTCTTGACCGAGTACATATCACCATCATGATCAAACACATTCATAGCGCTAGGCTTCTCATATGCGAGTTCATCGGTGTCTGTGGCAATGGCCAATGTATGATCAGTTGATAGCTGATCGATAGTGATCCAACCACTCTCTTGGGTTAGTACCTCATGATCAGGAGTCAAGCAGAACTTGCATCCGAGTTCTGTCTGTCGATACGTCTTGAAGACGATCTTCACTATCTCCTTATCATCATTGTTTGATGCCTGAATCACCTTCCATACGTACGCAGGCTCCTTCTTCTTGTAGATCATACTGCGATCGGTGTAGATAATATTAGGATCCTTTACATCACCCTTGGGCAACTTGGCGATCTTTCCTACCAAGCAATCGCCCTCTTGCACGAAAGTGCCTGCAGGGATAATACCATTGACCAGCTTTTCGTAGTTGGTATAGCTCTTGATATCGGCAGTAGTGGAGGGATCTGGCTTGCAAATGATCTCACTCTGCTCGCACTCGATCTTGTCGTAAGTCATATGAATTGCATCAAACATACCACGATCGATCGACCCCTTATTCACAATGAGCGAATCTTCTTGGTTGTAGCCACCGTAGATACTGATAGCAACGATAGCGTTCGTGCCCATAGGGGGGATGTACTTGTAAGCCATAGTAGATACCAGGGGGTCTTCCGTATATGCTTGGATATACAGATCCTTGTGAGCTACATGGGGCCAGTTCTTGAGCGGCCAGCTGTTCGTTTGTTTGACCTGATTGGTCTGGAATACGATACGAGCTGCTTGGTTGTGGTTAGCAAACACACTAGTGAGAGCAACCAGACCAATGATTCCCTGGGGAATATCTACATGGGTAAACCGATGGAGCGGATTGGTTTGAAACTTCAAGAAGTGATCGTGTTCGAATGCAATGTAAGCATTCTCCTGCTCCTCGGGTGAGATATACTCTACAATGCCATCCCGCACCAGATCATCAATATCGATCTTACCCTCCTTGATCTGCTTCGCATGCGCCTTCGTGAATCCAATAGTTTGTTTGAATTTGTCATGCGTATAGCCAGGCTCTCCCATGTTGTTACCAACAATCAGGAGGGGGCGGACCAATCGGCCGGAGTCAACCCAGAATTGGATCTCATTCGATGTGATATGGTGCGATACTGTGGTAAGATAATGAATCTCTCCAGAGCGGCGCTTCTGGCGGAACTTGCGCAAGAACAATTCAAAGTCAGCTACGCACCCCAACCAATCGCCATTGACGAACACTTTGTGCAAGTTCTCGGTTGAGATACGAGTCATATGATTGAACAGCTGCGCCATAGGGATCAGCTGTTCATCCTCCATGACCAAATGCTTCAGTACTTCACTCGAGGCCGCTGCGGAAACATCAGCACTTACACTAAGCTGCTTACTCATACCTACCTTAACACCAGTATCGGCTGATGTGATACCACAAATGTAGCCGGTACCAGTCGGATGTACCTGTCGAAGCGTGATAGCTCGTTCAGATGACTTAGCGCTATTGCCTTTATTCGGGGTATCAATGCTCTTGAGTGTGGTGATCACATTCAATTTGTTCTTGTGGTGCAGTTGTTGCGAGGAGAGTCGGTTCTTGAAGACGAGTTTGTTCACGGTCAGAGTCTTGTCGCCAGACACAATTGCGTTCATGAGAGCCTTCTCAAAGTCCTCTGGTTTGACTGCATTTTTGAACAGCGACTGAAGGTTAATGTCTGCGAAGGAGTTGTTCTTGAAGTCCTTGGAGAACTGTCTCTTGAGCTTCTGCACAACCATAAAGTTGAACTGAGTCTTGAACACTCGCGAGTAGGACATACCAGCATCGTTGATACGCTTATTCTTGTACGAATCGCGGTCAGTAGGGGGTAGAACACCTAGATTCACCAGCAGCATACGATGGATCATATGACCCAAGTAGGCAGCTTTCTTGACGCGAGACTCTTCATTGATACCAATGTGAGGCAGTAGCTTCAGGTCAATGTTCTGCAGCAACTTGGACATGAGGAAGCGCTCGATATTGATCTCATCCTCGGTCTGCTTGTCGGCAGCGGACCTGAGTTTGTGTCGGTACGAATCATAGCACTTGATGCATCGAGTCAGTAGGCGCAGCACATCATCCTGGTTCAGAATGTTGTTCACCGCGGCTGACATGGTAGTACTAGATGATTTCTTGAGGATTTCATCCTTGAGTACTAGATTGATCTTAGGGTACATGTTAGAGAAGCTCCGTTCAAGGATGTTCAGCATCTGCTTAGTGATCGCATCGTTGCCCTCTGTAGCATACACAATGTTTTCAATAATGGTCTTGGCCGAGAGTACACCCAGCGCTCGGAAGAACACAAAGAAGGGAATGTCAATATCCTTGAAGCCGGCCATACTCATATTGATTACGATTGATCCATTGTCCAGCAGCTTGAGTAGCAAGTTGTACGAATTTTCGAACGTATCGCCTGGCTTACTGATGATATCACAGCGACCCACCTCCGACTTATGGTCATTGACAAACTCACGGCTCTCGTTGTACTTCATGCTCTCCATGTTGATGATAATGTACTGGTTACCCTTAATGACAAAGTATCCTCCCAGGTCGGAGGGGTCCTCTTGCAGCTGAATGAGTGATTCTTTCGATCGATTGTGCATGTTGCACAACTTACTATTGACCATGGTCGGCAGCTTGCAGATCATAGTGTTAGGGATCGATAGCTTCTCGGTGGTAACTGTACCATTGCGATGGTACGCCTTAGCAACCATCGTAGCATCAATGTAGACGCCTGAGCAGTAAGTCAAATCATCTAGCAGAGCTTCATTCGGAAAGAGTGGTAGCGATTGCTGGAGGTTGTAGTCATACTTGATCGGTTTAGCCACCCGAATACTATCAACAGTAATGTCGAGGGAGTACTTTGTGATGGTTGGATCACGCTCTGAGGTATCCTTTGAGTCCATTTCGAATTTCATCTCGAACACATCTGTGGCGATCTGCTGAATGCCCACCTCTACGAAGTGATTGAATGAGTTGAGAGTAGCACTAATGATACTATCTTTGTTCAATACACTATCGATAATGGTGATAAGATCAGCCTGATTGTCAATCGATTGGGAAGAACTCATTTTGGACGAAAGTATTAACTCTCACTGACAGGGTATATTAGGTGTCGGTATATTTACTACTTCGCGATCAATTTTGGATAGCAAAGATATCCGGGCATCCCATAGAATACCTTTACAAAAAAGGCCCCTCCAGACCATTCTCGGAGGGTCTGGAGGGATATTCAATAAGTAGTAATATATACATCTAGATCATCGCATGAGCTAGTAAATTGCGAGTCTTACGCATTGAGTGATACGTATTGATCGGGTCCTTACCCAGTATATGCATGGCCTTAGATGGATTCATCTGTAGTGCATCGGCTAAATCAATTGCATTAGTCTGATCATACAGGTCTAACAACTTACTATAGATCGATTCAAACCGTTTGATGAGTTGATAGCGCTCATAGTCTGGCTCCATCTTCTCTACCTTATCAGTCAGATCAATTACTTGATCCACTAATCGCTGCTCAGTAATTGCACTAGACTGGAATAAATCTGTGTGAAGTGCCTTCAGCTCGGCCAATTCTATCTCATGCATATATGTGAGTGATTCGATATGATCATTAATATCATCCGAGGAGCTCTCAGATTCTGAGTTATTAGAGGGTAGCGGGGGGGATAACATTTCGGCCAACTGCTTTCGCTCATCGTACGATCCAAACCGATGAATGTAATATACTCGATTAATGTACTTAAGCTCATTAATATAGCTTTCGATGGTGGCCCCAAGGATGTTAATATTGGTGAGGAGGAACTGAAGCTGCTTATATACACCGGGAATCTTGGCCAGATGAGTAAGGTTCATGCGTATTTGAGTGAGTGTGTGTTTATGGTGTAATTTTATCAATTTTGGATAGATGGTCATAGAAGGGATCAAAGATCCCCGGGGCTCCTCCGGAACACCCCATCCGAGAGCTTATAGCTCTCTATCGTAGAGCAACATAGTTGCCAGAACGCTTTGCGGTTCGCTATCCGGATACCCTTGGGTATCCTTTATAGCTCGGAGAGCTATGTAGAACAGAGGGCAATGCCCTCCGAGGCTTCTTCGAAGCTCTCAAGCTTTGCTTTGGTTTGGCCAGGGGCCTCTCCTGGTAGGTTAATGGTTGTGGCGATACTTATCAACACATTTACCACACCTATCGCAGTGCACATACGTTCGGCTAGTGCATTCTTTGCACTTATCGCAATGGCTGTAGCGATTGTCATTAACGCACTTGGCGCACTTATCACAATGAACGTAATGACCATTAACGCATTGAGTGCACTTATCGCAGTGGGTGTAATTACCATCGGTACATTTGTTGCACCGATCACAATGATTGAAACTTTGCCAAGTGCATACCTTGCACTTATCGCAATGATCGAAATATTTATTGGTGCATGAGTTACACTTAGTACAATGAGTTAGCCATTGATCTACGCATATGTTGCACTTAGGGCAATGCTTGCGGCCATCCCTTTTTTGACCACAGCATGAACTATTGGATCCCATGCGTGTATACTGATATACTACTGGCACAAAAAAACAGTTCGATCGCACTCAAATCACTCAGGAAGTTGGCCCCTTCCCTCGCATTTGGTGGGATTGTGGTCAGCGCATGTACCACAAGCACTGCAATGAATGTAGGCCTTGTATGTGCACTTGTTACAATCACCGCAGTGAGAGTACCACTCTCGGTTAACGCATCGCTGATTGCACTCGATGCAATACTTATGATATCGCATATCAACACATTCATTGCAATCATCGCAGTGAACCAACCGTTTGTGCATACACTTATTGCATCGAGTGCAGTGGTTGTAATCATACTTACTCTTGTTGCAACAAGTTGAATATTGAGATCCCATGATAGCTAGATCGGTATACTCTACTACAAAAAAATCAGGTTGATCGTAAGCAGATGCACTCAGTTAGCTTGCCCAATGCACTTATCACAGTACGGGTACCATCCAATAGTAACACACTTATCGCACGTATCACAGTGGATGTACCAATCTTTGTGAGTGCACTTGTCGCACTTATCACAGTGAATCATCTTGTTAGTAACACACCGGTTACACTTATCGCAGTGAACATACTGTGCTGTATCCTTGTTACAACAAGTTGAATAGTTAGACCCCATACTTGTGGGTATCAGTATACTTTGATGCAACCCAATCAATTTGATCAAAAAATGATGCCTAATTGGCTCATCTTTTGCTAGGAGGCTAGTTAGACCTTTACTTCTTGGTGGCCACCAAGAAGAGATTCTTGATCTCCTTCAGATCACTCTCAATGGTTTCAAGGCGTTTGTCCACTTGTTCAAACCGTTTGTCCACTTGTTCAAACCGTTTGTCCACATGAGTGCGTTCACGATCAATGGACCAAACAATAAAACTTCCGCCAAGAACGATCACCGCATTGTAGAACTTGAATTGAGTTTCAACCAGAGCTGTATGAGCCTCCACATACTTGATCAAAGGAACTGTTTCGGTGCGTTTGAAAACATTGAAGGCTTGCTTGAACATATCGATTGGTTAGTTGCCGTATGGTGTATATTAGATTCCACAAAAATCAATTTTGGTAGTACCCCAAATGCAGTCTCTTACTGCTTCTCAAACACGGCAAAGCTATACAAACTCACATATTCTTTGTCCGCCTCATCCATCTGCCCATACACCTTGGAGTTACTTTTTTTGAACTGTCGGAGCATACTTGAGAAGCTATCGTTAGCGATCATTGTGAGACCATGATCATTCGCAATAGATTCAATAAATTTCATATTGACCAAGTACTCTCGGTAGTATGAGCCACCACTGAAAGGCAGTAGCACATCGATAGCCTGGTTCAAATCAGTCAGAACATCCGATGTATAGGCCTTCTTGATAGAGTACTTCTTGTTCCCAGTAGTCCATTCACTCTGCCCCTCTAGCATATTGAAAATGGTCTGACCATCGAAGCAAGTGATCAAGAATCGACCCTTAGGCTTAAGCACATGATTAATCAGCTTGAATAGATCGCTAATAGGTAGGTTCTTGTTGTGCTCTGTCTTGTCGTGGCACAGGTAGTGGATAGCAAAGTTCATCATACTAGTATCCAACTGTGTGGGCACTGCTACCGTACTGATAGTATCTTCGTATGCATTTTCGAAATCAATCTGTCGAATGTGCACACTAGCACTTGCATCTTTGGTCTTGAGGCGTAGATTATACTTGCGCTGAAGCAGCTCATACAAAGCATCAATATCGCGATCAGCCATAGTAATATCATTGAACCCTAGATCAATTACTCGAGCAAGCTCTTGACCCTTACCTGCCCCAAGATCAATAATAGACCCTGAGTCACTCTTAGTAACCGGCTTGAGATAGGTCTTGATTAGCTCTCCCTTCACAAAGGAGTTGAACGCTCGTTGGGCAAAGTAATCACTCTCACTATTAGCGGCGAAGTATCCTCCAAGATCAGTCTGAGCCATACCTAACATCTCAAAGGTAAGTGGGTGCTTGATCGAATGCCAGATGAGCTCAGAGTATCGCAGAGCATTGCCAAAGTACTCACCCTTGCGAACATCATTAGATCGATCATCGCGCATCCGTACAATCTCAGGCTTCTTGAGCATGGTTCCATTCGCTTCCACGAACTTAAATTCAGCTACTCGCCCACCCAGATCAGCCTCCTTGGATGACCAAAGATACATAAATGGGTTATCGTATGGCGCGAATTGGATAGGAAAGTACTGAGCAGAGTTCTCTGATTCAGGGGGGGTGTATCCGGCAAAGAACTCTAGGTTCAGCTTCTTGAACGTAATGATATCCACCCCAGAGCACAAAGCATACAAATGTTCAGAGCTATTACTAGGCTTACCAGCAGACTTAAGTAGAGCCTTAGCTTGGTCTGGGGCGATAGGCATCATATAGAAGTCGATCGTAGATTGCTCTAGGGGCTTCCACTTGAATGAGATAGTATTGTAGTACTCTGTGTTGGTGCGAATCTTTTGCTTCACTGCATCCTTGTAGTACATGCCCTCCGGGGTAAAAATGATCCCATCGATCTCATAGTCACTAGCAAGTGCTGCCTCATAGAAGTCTTCGAGCTGCTGCTTGTACTTGTCCTTGGTCAGCTTGATAAATGTTTTGGTCCGACCAAGCTTGTACTGCTTCAGCAGTTCATTGATCGATTGGAACTCCTTGAACCGCTGCTTGAAGGGCAAGTTAGATACCTTCTTGCCTTGAAGCATAATCACATCAAATGCTTGGAAGGAGGGCTTACCATCCTCTACAATCATCTCAGTATCCAAAATAGTTTTCACCACATCTATCCCTCGCAGGTTGCTAGGCTTCTTGTCGAACGATTGGATCACTTGAATCTCATTTGAGAGTGATACAATATCGGCGCCTAAGAGAGTCTTCTTGCGGCCGTTTCGCTTGAAGTACTCAGTGATCTGGAGCAAGGTGCGAGAGCCATCAATCTTATCAGTAATATAGAACTGATCAATGACTGGTAGCACATCCTTGAAGTAGATTGTACGACTGAGTTCAACTGCACTCGGAGTTAATTGTTTGAACCCAGATCTCTCCTTGAAGCGACTGGCAGTCATCTGATCATAATAGATTTCCTTTGCAACTGAGTAGATCATTTGTTGATAGTCTTGCGTTTGAGTATTGGCTACCAGCTGATCGATGTAGGTGATTACTTGCACTAGATCTGATTTGGAGATGGTAGTTCCATTGAACTGTAGCTCAATAGCAATCATATCATATGCAGATTCATCTAGCTCAGTGGCAAAGTTCTTGTAGTCCTTCAAGAGGCGAGTCTTGTACTCTTGCAAGCGAGTAGTAAACTCTTGCGGATTGCCGACCACCTTAGTCACTTGGATATTCAGTGACCATTCGGGGTACTGGAACAAAGTGTAGCTCAGTGCGTGGGTGAGGCTAATACTTTGCACACTTTCGGCATTGCACGATTGCTCTCCGGTCTGCACAATCAGCACCGTATACTCCTTGTTGCCAGAGATATTCACTCGCTTCTTAGTGATCTTTTCGCTGTAGCAAGCAGTGTTAGGGCTGCTGCCAGAGTGAGTAATCAATTTGGATTTGAATTGGTGCGGGTAGTTCAATCGGATAGACTGGGCCACTGCCAGATTAGTACTAATTTCAGCCACTTGGTTCATCAGTACCCCCAGCTCAACCTTAGACAAAATCACAGTAGAGATGGAAACCTTGAGGGTATCGCTATCGGAATTGAAAAATGTGGTCATAATTGATAGAAGGCACTCAGGGATCTGATTGGGTATATTTACTAGCCGATATATCAATTTTCAATAAACTATTCTGTTCGGGTAAGTATATACCAACGACCCAAGCTATAGCGATGAGTGATAATAATAGTAATATTAGCGGGGCCAAACTCAAGTACAATCTGAAAAACTGGATCTGTGGGTCTCCCTTCTTGAACGGGTTGCTAACCAATCCATTCACCATGAGTGTTCTACTACTGACTATCATCCTACTACTCGATTTGCTCTACGGCAAGAACTTTGAATCAACATCCGCTCGGGAGGTTATCCAACACTCTTCCACCGTCCTATTTGTAATGATTGCCGGCATCTTCTTGAACAACCTAGCACTCACTAAGTGCAACAAAATCAATGGCGGATCGGAGGATGATGATGAATATCAGAGACTCTCACGGAGTAAGCCTTCTTGCTCTGACCCCGATGGGTATCATGCCCCAGCCGTCTCAATCAATCCCGGTACTAAGTACGATGAAGTACTATCTCGGTATGAGTAGTTTGCGTAGTAGCCCTAGAGTCAAACAAAAAAAGGTGTCAGGATCAACATCCTAATCATTGTATTCAACTGCGAATAGCCCATCATCATACTCAAATGTATCCGCGTGTGATACATTCGGAGAAAGACTCTTAGGTGCTTGTGCCTTCACGCCCAATCTAGCTTGTGCCTTCACGCCCAAGCTAGATTGGGCAGTAGTATTAGCTACACTTTTTTTGAATGCATCTAGCTCCACCTCTTGGTCTTTGTACAGTTTGATCTGGTTAAGGAGCATACTCTGGAGCTCCTTCGACTGATCGACCAAGGACTTGTACTTGACTTGCAGATCGATATGCTTAGCCTTCATCCGGCTCTTCTCATCCAGTGCTTTCTTGTATAGCTTGCTGATCTTGGTGAGAGTCTTCTGTGTCTTAGGAGCCACCACCGAGGTGCGAGTCTCTAGCTTGACCCCAGTGGTAGGTTTCTTGATCACGGGCTTCTTCTCGCAGTTAATGAACCTAGAGTAACTATGGTCCCGGTGTTTGATCAGCTCCTTCAAGATACAATCTTGCAAGAGCGGGATATTGGTTGGATCATCATGCTCATCAATAATCACAGCCAGATAGTCCGAGAGCACTTGATCCGAGAATGATTTAATAGTCTCTCGGAGGACCATTGATAGCATATCATGCTTCTGCTTTTCGGTCAATGACCTGATATAAACCTCTGGAATGAACAGACTAGAATACAGATTGATGCAATCTACGAAGCTCAAATCGCTGAACTTGGTAGAGACCCGAGTGTAATGGTGGATACTATTGATGAGAGTTTTGTAGAACTCTGGGCTGGCCCGAGTATCCACATACTCCGAGATAGCGGTCTTGTAGCAAGCGGTAATGTTATGCTCGGTCCGCTCCTTCATGGCGATCGCTCGATCATACATATGATTGTAGAAGATATCTACGATGGTGGAGCCTAGTACATCCAGGAGAGACAAAACTTTTTTCTGTTGCTGCAGGTTCATTGTAAAATGGGGCAAAGTAATATACGTTCGAGATCGCAAATCTTACAGCAAAGCCAGGGTTATACTCTTTGCCCTCAGCATCAAATTGGAACTAATTCCGTAGATTCTATTTTCACCCGCTACATATAAACACAGCCTTCGAGCTATCATAATGAACACATCTAGTATGATCAGTACCTCCGTACTGAAAGGAAAGGCTATCTACGGGGACCTTTTATTGAAGCAAGGGTACAAACGCTACCAAGTAGATGACCTAGCGGTCTCTGAATTTTTATCGTACGAACACGAGCGCATCGGGGAACCTACCGACCTATACCTACTGGCGATCAAAAAGATTCTGCTCTATGCTATACCAGTGATTGCCCCCCCTAGTATAGCTAGCAAGCGAGGGGTATCACTAACGGCACAGTTTGCCACAGATTGTATCATCAATAATGCCACGAAGGATATGCATCGGCTCACTATTGGCGATAAGTATATCTTACTCGGGTTTGCCTTCCCCCTCAAGCTGACCAACAACTTAGACTTTAGTACCTTCGAATGGAAGTACTACCACCAGTACCCTAAGGAGTATATCCTACATAGCTTAGACATATCGCACCTAGATGGTATTGATAGTACCCATCTGACCAAGAAGAAATCACTCGGAGCACCATCTATCATCCATATGATCAAGCCCTCTCACTATGAAGATCTATCGCTATACAATCAGATACTACATATGCTCAAGCTGCACCTAAACGAATATACGGACACGTGGACTTCCATACTGAACCAAATAGATGAGAATACTCATATGGATGCAATTGAATTCAAACCATTGGAGCGCATCAAACCTCTCAATGATATCGATACGATAGCCAAACTGAACCTCATACTAGAAAAGCAAATTGATCCAACTTACACTATCTCCTACTACGAAACGCTACAGACTACCGCCAACTGGCTATTATACAACCACATTTGGCTGTATGGATATGACTCTCCCGTGGTAACCAATTATCTGAGTCGATTGGCTTATACCAAGAGCGAGAACCATAAGGTATTCATTGGATTGGCTCAAGAATCTCAACAGAAGTTGCTTCAAACTAGGGCAGAGAAAATCTGTCGGGAGCAGTATCCTTACTACTTTAGCCCAGGCGATCGCCGAGGTATCTTCTCGCGGTTCAATCGTTTCAATATCACTAAGATCGCTAAGGCGCATCAAAATGAAATCAATATCTTGCTAGAGAAGGAGTTAGCCCATCAAGCTGCTCTGATCAATAATAAGTGTCCGCATATGCCCATAGTGAAGGCTCTTCTGGCAACTAACTCGGATGCGAGTGATATTGTTCGTGCGTATAATGATGTACTACCCTTTATTGATATGGATCGTAAGAGCCCTGATAGCCATACTTACTATTGCAAGAACTGTAGTTATGAGTTGCTCTGTGAGCATGAGGTAGAGTTCTATTCCGAGATAAAGCTCTCTAAGGAGGACCAACTCGGGCTAGACAAATCTGATAATGATATGCTCTATGCTGCTCAACAGATCATCGTTAATCATTACAAGCAAACTCAAATCGCAATAGATCGCTCGGATATCTTTTCATATCACTGCAAGTACTGCGCCAAGGAGCTAGGCAAAAGTGATGATATCATTCAAGTGCCTCGCAGCGATCAATGGGGGCCACAGGTATCTATGGCACAAGACTTGCACAAGAACATGGCATATGCTGCTCTGTTCACTATCTTGACTAACCATGTAGATCCAATTGTACTCGGACTAGACAAGAAGCGAGTGATTCGATCGGTTGGTCCTACTGTCCGCAATCACCTAGAAGATGTTTCATATGCCTTCAGGAAGCTCGCTGATGAAAATACTATTGAATTACACACCAAACTATCCGCTCTAGTGCTTGGCCTATGTGCAATGATTTCACTCAATATTAATGTACTCAAGACGAATAAGCAGCTACTGATCGATTTCAAAAGCAAACTAGATGACCATAAGGGGCGGGATAAGCTTAGCAAACAACCTTCACTCAAGGAGGCTCTAGATGATGATGAAGGTCAAAGACCTTCCGGAAGCTCCGATTCCGAACCATCTACGGATGAGTCTAGTGGCGACGAAGAGCGCCCGGCAGTTATTGGTTCGGGGCAACCTACCATTGGCGGTTCGATCAAGACTGAGTTTGCTAGCGCCTTTTCCATCATCAAGCACTCCAATCAGATCAAACATATCGCGATTAGTGATGATAAGATTCGCTCTATGCTACTAGATTACTATCGACGAATCTCTAAGGATATCGGCGATGTGATAGATGTTAATACGATCTATCGGACCAATGAGGATCGGCTGTCTAATGAGATTAGTCAGAGTCCTGTGTATGCCTACGTACGCCATATGGTAGCTCGAAACAACAAGACTACCGTCAGTAGGCTACCCTTCAAGCAAGTGATGGGACTTGAGATTACTAAGGGTATCACTGGCAATCTATATGAGAAGATACCTGCCGATAAGGTTAAGCCAGCGGATGATCATGCTAAGTATATTCATGAGTCGTATGATAATATCCGCCGATTCTTGGCCGATGGTAAGTACCTAGGGTCAGAAATCGAACCAGAGCTATCTCAATTTATGCGTGAGTATGAGCGTAAGCAGCGTATCCACATTCGTCAATTGATGCATAATCCAAAGTACTTCACGGACGAGCGTAACGCCCGAGAAGTATCATTTGATCTGAAAAATCTGAATCTAATCTATTGCGATGGAACAGACCATATCACTAAGCATCGATGGGTTGATGGGGTCTGCTCGATATGCAAAATATCAATGGGCAAGGTATCTCAATCGCACAATCAATCGATTGTTAGCCTGATCGATAGTGAGATCGCCAAGGATGCTTTATTTGATTTGTATGCCAACAACTGTCCTATCAAGGATATACATATCTACGCAGATGAGTCAGTGGGGCTTGATTCAAAATGTACTCAGTGCGGAGTTACTAAGAAGCGGCTGTTGGACCAAGATCCTAAGTACTACAAGCAGTATCTATCTCAGTTCAATACCCACCACAAGGGACAGATCGAAGCACTTGTGTCTAAGGTGAATGCTCTCACCGCTACACAGGTAGTAAATAAATCTATTCAATCGATTGATCCCGATGCTACTATCCCTAATGAGTCTGAGTTGGATGCCAAGAACGATCAAATGGTACTCAGCCTATCCAAAATCTTTGAGATAGCTGCCACGGACATACAAGAGTTGAACCCTATCTTCTTAGATTCATATATCCGGCTAGTATATGAGCGATACGCCTATGCGAGTAATCTATCATACGATATGTCTAAGCACCCTGACGTAGAGTTCTATGATCTGATCAAGAGTACCTTTTTCAATGGCACGAAGCCACTTACTATCGCTATGGACAAGCTACCTATGTACAAATATCAAGATGCTTCGACCAAGGTCAAGCGGTATCAGCTACTGTCTCTACTAATGATTATCATCAAGAATGATTCAAACGTAGTGGTGGAACTAGGGCGATTTCTGATCAAAAAGATCATCGCGCAGGAGGCTCGCCGGAGGGAGTTCAACTTTGCCAAACTCAAGTCCGTTACGATTATCACAGAAGATAGTGAGATGGAAGTAATTGAAGAGATGGATGATCAGGATGATGAGAATGACGAAGAGTCGATGTTCATGGCATACGATATCGATATGGATGATATGGAGGACAATATGGATGGTGATCTAGACTAGATTTATTCCTGTCGATTTTTTTGTCTCCGATGATATACGCCACTCGAATCAAAGCTATGTTTGCGGACTGGACTGACCCTCACGATATCGATCACTACTATGATGATGTAGGTAAGATATTTAGCAAGGTAGCGGCCTATGCCGATCCCGCCAAACCAATTGTAGCCCCAGTAGCACCAGTACCTTCAGTGCCAGTAGTAGCTACTGATGCTACTCCTACGGCGGTACCTACTGTACCTACTGTAGCTACTGCAGCTAAATCTGAATTTGAAGTGGTGCCAAACTCAATCTTCTTGGATGGGCATTCGGTAGGCAGTCAGCCGCCTTACAACATTCTCAGATCAGGGGGCATATCCGTAGGCTCTCGGGACTTCTCCGAAGTCCTTCCTCCGAGTAAGGATACTTATATCAATCGGCATGCAGAGCTCACTGGAGGTCAAGATGCATATGCTCAAGTATATACTCCTAGTACCTTCGCTCGATGTGATTTCTGGTCAATCATTCTATGGTTCATCATTGGCATTATGTTGGTGCAAGTGATCAAATTGAACATAATGGTTTGCACCAACCAGGCGATGCTTCAGGCATTGATGCAAAATCTGGGCAAAAAATTGTAAGTAGAGATACTATTCGGTTAGCAGAATCGCTTACTGTTTGCGGGTTCAAACGGAAACACTCAGCTATTTTGGACCAGATACATAAGTATGATCTACTGGTCTGAGTACAATTTCAAATATATGATCCAGTCCAAGTAGGTACTTACAAATTTGGGTAGCAGAATCACTCACTGTTTGCGGGTTCAAACGGAAACACTCAACAAAAAAAGATAGGCAGAGCTATTGCTCTATGTATGTTTGCTCACTCAAACAGTGCAAGAAAGTAAGTCATTAGCTTACCATAGTTAGGTCGATCGTCGAAGTGGCTATCGAGTAGCAACTCAGCTATCTCACTAATGGCCGTTCGATTAGTAGTACTAGCAGCGTGGTGCATCAGGAAGTTATTTTTTTCGGTTGCGATATCGGCACCAATGGTTAGCCCAGTCCAAGGCAACTGAGTGCCCAATAGCTGTAGAGTGATGTACAATAGCGACTCATAATCATCGTAGCGGCAGGGGTGTAGCTTCTGATTCATACGCTTGGCGCAAGTCTGGGAGTCAAATAATATGTCTGAATCGATCGGAGAATCACACTCAACTGTTTGTCCATAGCGCCCTTCCCAGAACATTGCATTCTTGAGTGATTCAAACACGGTAGTAGAGATGCGTTTGGACTTGAGTTGGGTCAGGTTACGTAGCTCAATGGATCCATGTACTATACGATACTGGTGAGAGCATTCGATCAGATTGGCCAGAGTAGTGACCAACTTTTTGTGGTCAGTCATTAGCACTGGGTGAGTTAGGAGAACCATCTCATAGTACCAATAGCCATAGCGCCAGCCGCGAATCAAACAAGTACCATGACCATCCTGCGCATATGAGATGATTGGCACGCAGATAGGTGTAGTTAGTCTTGATAGTAAGCTAGCATAGACTGATGAGGTGCCGATAGCTTGATCAATGTGGGTAGATGTCTTGGCCACCCGGAGAAGATACTTCTCCGATAGGTTATCCAAATCTGCAACAACCAGCTCCTCACCGGTCTTAACTTTCTTCTTTGAAAGTACTGTAACCCGATGGTTGTGCTTGTTGCGAATGTCTGAGAGTATCTCTGCGATACTATCTTCTGATACAACTACTTGATCAGCTAGCTCTTCCAAAGAAGGTACCTCGGCAATCGTTTCGTAGCTAGTATTCATTTTCTGATTGGAATGCGATAGCGCGTGAGTCCCACAATACACTTGGCTATATTCCTTCAAGATATACTTAGCTTTGGCAGAGCAATACTTTCCAGATTTGAGCAGGGCGGAGCAGTAAGCCATGGTAGATGTGGTACTACTATATTACCCACACTTGAATGCAATTTTGCGACAAAAAAAGATGAGGGACCATTCCTAGGGCCCCTCTAGCAAGTGAGTGAGATTACTCGCGGTCAGACTCACTGTCCGATGGTTCCACCAGTTCAGATACATCGATCTGTTCAAATTTGGCCATAGCCTTGAGTCCTGGTAGGTCATCCTTAGATAGAATGCCTTGAGTGGCCATGATTTGAATGTGATCAACCTTGCTACTATTGATCAGTAAGTGCTTCACCTTGGTTAGAGGGTATTGAGTATTGGTCAACCCTCGATTGCCCAAATCAGGCCGCTTGATAGCAATTCGCCCTGGAGCATCAAATGCATACTCGGCTAACTCACCATCTTTGGTATAGACTGGCTTGGTATAGCAATTGATATACTGCTGACAGAAGGGTTTGGTAGATGCAAAGAACTCGCGATCTACCTCATCAATATACCCAATGATCTTCTGGTCAATCTTAGTATCAGCCGATTCAGTAAACTCATTGATCCGCATTTGGTACCCTTGGAAACGCTCGCTAGTAGCCTTCTCACAAATAGATTCAAATGTGGCAGTGCAACTAACATAGTTTTGGGCCGGAACTAGCAGATCGAAGCGCTTGAACTTGCGGTTCCAAACCGAGGTACATTCATCTGGAAAGATGTTTGAGTTCTCTAGGATGATTCGCTCCAGATTGATCTCACAAGAGATCAAAGTAACTACCAGTGGCTGGCACATATACATAGCATTCTCACCATCTGTATACTTACGATACAATGATTTGATTCGAGCACGCACATCAGCAAAGTTGGTGCAACAGAAGTAGATTCGCATATGGCTGCAAGCTGTAAATGTACGCTCAACACCATCGATGGTTACAGTCTCGCGAGTATCTTCATCCAGTGGTTCAAAGAAGGCTACCATGAACATCACTTTCAAGTGCGTTAGGGCATAGCTAGTGGTCTGGGTTTTGACCAGAGTATCATACTGCTTCTTGAGAACAGCTGAGCCAATCCAGGTAGGAATAGTCATATGAGCAAACGATAGCAAGTACTCGAACAACCGATCAAGCTTGTAGTGAAGCTGCTTGATCTCATACGATTGATGATCATTCTGTACCATGATATGGCTCGTATGCGTGAGTAGCTTATCAATCTTAGCGGACTGCTCCTCAATCATTTTGGACTGTAGATCGATCTTATCATCCTTGATAGCTAGCAAACACTTAGCATACTGGCGTTCATAGTCCGTATACAACTTGAATACCTCCTCTAGTAGCAAGTAGTAATCGCAATAGATAGTTGGATCGATTGGTTGCTTTGATCGACGTTGGGCTCGCATAAGGCACTTCTTGAATGCATCAGCTGTGAGCATATAAACATTATGAGTTTGAGCACCACTAGAGCCACGCTCAGACACGTGTCTGAGCGTGAAATCTTTGTCGATTTTGAGATTCAACTTGTCCAATTTCTTCTTGATATCGCTAGATTGGGTGGAGGTCATAATGCCAAACGTGTGTAGTTTATCATGCTCTACCGGAAACTCTTCTTCCGACTGACTCAGTACAAGAAAGTACTCCATGAAGGAGATATCTTGATCAGGATGGAACTTACTGTGGATGTGCCGAAAGAACTCACGCATAGGCATCTTAGTATGGTTGCGAGCTAGTTCCATAGCATAAGCTTTGGCTGCGGCTTTGGCTACATTAGACATGGTTTCAATGGTTGTTGGGATAAGCTCCGGTTGTATTAATCTACTCGATCGTCAATTTTGGGAAAGCCCTAGATAGCCCTAGATAACCCTTGAGGCTACCCATAGGACAAAAAAAGATATTGGTGGTATATTCTCTAGCAGCAAGTAGTAATCGCAATAGATAGTTGGATCAATTGGTTGATTAGCACGCCGCTGAGCGCGCATAAGGCACTTCTTGAATGCATCAGCTGTGAGAGAATATTGATTAGTGATTACACTACCCCGATTTTGCCTAACCTGGGACATATGTCCCAGCGTGAAATCTTTGTCGATTTCAAGATTCTACTACAAGTCATATAGTCGCCCAAGTAGATCTCTAGCAGTCCTCTAGCGATGCAAAAAAATACATTCGGATGCGCATATACAATCAGCCAGCAGTCGTGCTATAGGCCCTTGGGTGGGATTTGTCAAATCCCAATCATGCAGTTGAGCGATTGGATGCTAGGGTCTTCGATGGCCTTGGCAGCCGTGCGACGGCGGATGACCGACATGTCCAAGAGGTCCTGGTGGTTCCAAATGAAGTGGTCCGAGAAGTGCTGAGTGCACGAGACGAAGTACCAATTGATGCGATCCGCATGGCGGTGCATGAAGTCCTCCGAGAGTATCTGGAAGTGGCAGATGCCGTACCAGTTGAGTTGGTCCAGGTGTTGCTCCATGAAGTCCTCGGACATCCGGCGGTTCCAGCAGAGGGAGTTCCACATAGCCTTCATTGTGTATGCGTCCTCGACGGTAGCCAAGTACTTCAGGCAAGTCTCAAGGAAGCTGTTTGAGATGGGTTGGTGCTCGAAGATGAGCTCGAATTGGATGTGCGTGCGCCACTTCCAGATGAATCGCTGGGAGATCGTTTGGAAAGCGCTGATCATCGGCCAGACCACTTTGTCTGAGAACTTGACAATCATCCGTTCGGACATCTTTTGGTAGCGAGAGGCTTCGTTCCACTCGAGTTTGTCCGCGTGCTTGGTCATGGTCTCCTCCGAGAGATACTGGTAGCGGCAGACCAGCTTCCAGTGAAGCAGGTCTGCGAAAGTATCAATGTCTTCGGCAGACAGGCGTTGGAAGTTGGACACAACGGTCCACATGAGGTACTCCTTGAACTCGTGCAGGAAGGCAGAGTTGAGAGAGTACTTGCGGGAGATCACATACCAACTCGGAGTGGCCGAGTTCTGGCTGCAAGGGTTCTCGCGGATGGCGGCAAGGAGCTGCTCGGTCATGGCGATCTTCATGGTAGGCGTAGGGGTTGGGTAGTAGCTGGAGCGTACAGGTATTATTACACCAAAAAAATCAATTTTAGACTGACCCCCTAGACCCTTCTAGGGGGTGAGAGTGATTAGAAATCGCTATCATCTGAGTCATAGTCCGAGCCCTCTAGAGCTCCCATAACTCTAGTAGATTCAGTGAGTACTTGAATGGCCTTAGATGGATCAGCCTGAATAGCTGCTCGCCCATTTGCCTCAATCAGAGTACCTTGAGCTACATCAAAGAACAATAGAGCAGGGATCGTTTTGATATCAAACTGCTTCCGTAGGTTGGTCCGCAAGTCAGTATCTGCATACGCGAGTGCCTGCCATGGTTGGGTCCAACGGTATGCTTCATACTGCTCAAGAGTCTTGTCCGAGGCTACATATACGATATCAATATTGTTAGCTAGTAGCTCTGGATAGGTATCGATCAGCATTGGAGTAAACTCCTTGCAGTACCTGCAGTACTCACCCGAGAAGTATAGCCCAATGATTGATGCATTGGTGGTATCGATCTTACTGAAAACTTGGTGTAAGTCAGAGTCCATCGGAGGGTATATACTAGCTATCGATTCATCTAATTTGAGTAGCTAAAGTACTCCCCGGCGACAAAAAAACAATATGTAAATGTAGCCAAAACGGCAGGGTTAGATCATAGATCGGTTGGGTCAATTGAATGCCAGTCTTAGCTAATTTTGAACGCGCAATCATATCCAGTGGATGTATCTTAGGTATGTTCTGTGAAGACTCCGGTCGCTGCGCTATTGCAGACAAACTTGGTAATCAGGGAGGACAGTGAAATGTATACGCCACATGTATTCATGGGTATTAGCTTTGCTCGATTACTTTCAGGTGGCGAGCGATGGTTTGCATCCTCGCCAATTGAAAGGCATACTCACTTACCAAGGGTATTAGCCCAAGGGTTGGTGGTATATTATTATACAGACCGTCAATTTTAAAATGCTCTACGGCTGTCCTAGCAGTAGGATGCACTTGGGAGACCCTTACTAGCTATTCATATTATTAGCAATAAGTAGCTTTGATCTAGTGCCCAATAGTATAGACTTATCCATATGAGCGATCTGATTTACATTGATAACAAGCCAATACCCAGGGTAGATGATAGCAGAAAGTACTTCTTGAATGTACTGACCATTCTGTTTGGACCTAGTGGTTCGGGTAAGAGCTCTCTCATTATGCACATATTGAACACTGTTCGAGATGTAATCCCAATGGGTATTGTATGCTGCCCCACCGCTGCCAGCAATGGGGATTATGATAAGATCATTCCTTCCGAGTGTATCTATGATGATCTGACGGCTGATCTAATGAAAAAGATCTTTGTGCGGCAGAGTAATGTCCTAGCTATGTACAGTATGGTCAGGGATATTAATACTCTACGACCACTGTTCAATCTGGTTGCCGATGCTGCCTCCTCGGATAAGATACAAAAGCTAGACAAATTGATCCGGAATAGTATCACCAAGGTGCGAGATGCATACGATCCAGATGAGATCGAATCGGTTATAGAAGACCTACAGTCCCGCTACCAAAAGAAAGTAGTCAAGATTATGAGGGCTTGCATCAAGGACAATTGTCAAACACTGAGTGGGATGAACCTCTCTGAGATGCAGAAGAGCATCCTAAACAACCTAGAGATCAACCCAAACCTACTATTGATTATAGACGATTGTGCGGCTTCAATCAAGGAATGGCGTGATCTGGAGGAGACTAAGAAGCTGTTCTTCCAGGGGCGTCATTTCAAGGTAACGACTATCATAAGCTTCCAGAATGAAAGCATTTTACCTGTGCCACTCAGGTCTAATGCCCATATATCCATATTCACTACAAAAAAAATAGCCACTACTTACTTCTTGAAGGCTAGTTCAGGGGTTAGTCCTGATGAGCGGAAGTGGATTGAAAAGATTGCGGCTATTATATTTGCCACAGGTGATGATAGTCGTGCAAATCACAAGAAGCTAGTAGTGTTTAGTAATATCATTGCCACGGAAGCCAAGATACAGTATATTATTGGTATTCCGAAGCGTAAGCGATTTGGATCAACTGCCACTTGGGAGATGTGTAATCGTATGCGTAGGGAGACCCCTAATGTACTTACCAAGAACTCATTTACAAAGATGTTTGGCTTGAAGCAAAGGCCCCAAATGGATGAGTGAGATTACTCCGAATAGAACAACTTAATATCAGATACTTCCTTTGAAGGAACCTCATGAGCAGATTCAATGGCTTCCATTAAGCGATCGAATCGCCCGGATGAGCACATCGTTTGGATTTGACATTGAACATATCACTAGATGCATGCGATTTGCAGTGAGTTGGTTTCTTGAGTTCTAATCCAAATGAAGCACCCTTCTTGCATTCTTGGCAACGTTGAGGCATATTTGTATAGGTATATATACTAATAGCCAACCATATCAATTTTGGGAATAGAATGAACATATCATTACCCCCGATCATACTCCATATGCACGCAGATATGCGCTTATCTTTTTTTGATCCACTCGAGCGTACTTGCTTAGCGAATCGGCTACTAACTGCTTCCCAGTAGGTAGCTGGACCAAGTACTGCCAGATACTCAGATCAAACTCAGGAACTACTAGTGCGATCTGATCTATATGCAACCGAGCTACCGCCATAATAGCTGCCTTATGATTGACCCAAGTGGATAGGAATACGATCAACTGAGGTAAGTCTCCTTCCGTTAAGGTGAGTAACTCTAGGGGCCAGCCATGCACATAATCAATGTATAGCGTAGGGAAGTGCTTAGAGTATTGGCCCTCTAGTAGGAGAGCCCAGTCATTAATGGTAAGCAGTTCTAGGTAAGATATGTCTTGCGGATCCTCTCTAGGCTGAATAGTATCTACTCCAAGCGCTAATATATTCATTGCATGTTTGCTCAGCCAATAGTTGTTACTAGCTGCAGCTAGCACTAGTTGGGTCAATAGTGATCGATTGCAGTCTATTAGTGAAGCGATAGTTCCATCATCGTAGCGTCTGAATATGCGATTTAGCTGATCAATAGATGTGAACATCGGCTGATAGCTCTATCTATATTAGCTCCGGCCATCAAAAAAATTAGCGGATGCTAATTGGCCCAAGGCTGAGCGACTAGTAGCTAGTCAGTTACTCCTCATCATCAGATGAAGAGTCATCCGTAGCAATGTTTGCATTTGGATTGATGGGGCACTTCTGAGTGAGCTCATTCGTATCAATAATGTTTTTGAGTACATCGTGATAGGTGAAGTGAGGGTTGGGTTCATACCAAATGTGGGTTGAGTTGAACACAATTGCAATATCTGCCAGCCCAAGCAATTGTGCTTTCTCTTCGGATAGGAATCGTTTGATCATGGTAGTAGATTGCTTCTTGCGTTTCATTTGAGTCAGTGTAGCATTGTGCCGTTTGATCTCCTCCTTGAGTCGTTCATTGGCTGCGCGAATAGGAATATTATACGCGTAGATATACTTACGTACCATCTGGTTGTACTTGGTTCGGGCATTATTAATCAGATTGATTGCATTCGCATTATAGGTACAATCAACTACCGGGACGTGCGTTTCTTTGTAAAGGTTGATCACTCGATTGATGTACTTGATTTGCCCACGAATCAATAATGTCTTACCAATGCGAGTATGGTTATCAGGGGCCAGTATCGCAAAGTGGGTTACCTTACCAGGGTCTTCCGGATCGATAGTACTATGGTATGACTTATCGACCAAGTAGTTAAGTGATTCACTTAGCTCCTCACGAGTCATATCAACGGTGAGCTGCAACTTATCATTCTGCCCAACTATCTTGTTGCCGAATGCTAGCAGCTGATCGATTTTGGCAGTTTGGATAGCCATAGTTTCAGTCTGTTGATTCAATGTTTCAGTTTGTTCGGATATCATTTGCTTCATCTTTTTGGTACGACGATTCAACTTACTGATAACATCATCCTTTGATTGCAACAACTTGCGATTAGCCTCCTCTTGTACCTCATCTACTATTTTCAAAATCTTGATAGCATAGCAGGGATCCAGCCAGGCCAAGAAGTGTTGGTACAAATACTTGTGCACATATGTGCCAGCAAACTGCTTAGGTGTGCCTTTAGCTAGTTCATAATGAACTACCTCTAGACCATACTCTAGTTTGATTTGATCAATCAGAGCGATCGTAGTTTTGCTGCGAAACCAGTTTCGAGCATGTTTTTCGGTTGCCAATGAACCTGTTCCAGTCCGAGCAGGTTCATCAGTGTTTGCGCCGCTAGTGGTACTTTCATCATGTTTTTCGGTTGCCAATG